TTTGTCAAACTGTCTGATGAACGCCCCAAATACATTACAAACACTAAGATTTGGTATCCAGAGGGTTTAGATGTGTCTGACCCTTTTGATACAGTTATTTCNNCAGACACTTCCTTATAGTTAGGTATAATCACCACATGGACTACCCACACACAAACACCACCAAAAAGTACACCAANAAGTTTTGCAAACCACTGTTAGTTGAGTGGTTTGCTGGATTATTGTTTTACTTCCTTGCAGTAGCGCTAACCATTGGTGGTTCAATACCACTAGCAATTGGTTCAATAACTATCTGTTTATCTTATTTTATTTTGTTTAACTCAATGCATGCAGCAGCACACCGACACTTTTCTGGTGGTTTGAGTAAGTACCTATGGGTAGATAAAACTATTGGGAAAACATCTGGAGTACTAACCCAAATACCATATAAACCATTTGCAAACCTGCATATTGAACACCACAANAACACTGGAACATTTGGCTCAGACCCAGATTTTATACCGTTCCCATCGTTTAGNTTGATGAATAGGTATTACTTTTTGTCGTATCTAATTCAAGTTGGTTCAATTATTCCAATTTTTAACAAGTACATGATTAAGAGACTTCCCAAGTTTGTTAGACAAAGGCTGGAGTTCCGTAAGAATAAGACTATTGACAGACAGTTAGGAATAACCCTTCTTGTTGTTTTGACTACTGTGGTTACAGGTTATGGTGCTTACGGTTTATGGTTGATTTACTTTCCGTTTCTTTTGCAACGGTATGTTTTGATGGTGCTTTTTATGTGGTTACCGCATGTGTCTGGAAGTTCGGACAGGTATAAAAACACTCGTAGTTTGATAACTCCATTGATAAATAGGGTTTCGTTTATCAAACTAGTGGACTTTCACACAGAACACCACCTATACCCTTCGGTCCCGTCTTCATATTTGCGAAAACTGCATTTTGAAATACTTGATGAATTAGAAGAAAACAAGGTAGTTATCCTGGGAAGGTTCAATAGAAAGCCTTGGAAAAGGTAACAACGATACAACCGTCTATACTTTATAAATGCCAAGACCTATTGGACCGCAGTTTGATTTAACGCACCCCCCGTACTATGCAGGGGGTAATAGGTTCATTACAAGGTCAAAGTCGCTTACCCCTAGAGAAATTATTGAAACACACCGTTCTGGCGACCTTAGTGCTCCTACCAAAGCAGAACAAGACGCTAAAGGTATGGAAGAGGGCGGAACCGCTTGGCACATAGATAGTAACAACAGCGCACAATACATGGTAAAAAGTATTAAGGAAAAAGGCTATGACAAGCAATGGCCTGTAGTTCTTTCTGAGGATTACCAACATGAGCGTAAACCAAAAATAGAGCCAACCATTGTAGATGGGCATCATCGCCTTCATGCTTCGTATGAACTAAACCCAGACCAAAAAATCCCTGTAATGTACGCAAGGAATGGTGCTCCACAGTTTCCAGGTGTAAACCCGTATAAATACAATAAAAAGAAGATGCCTGAAGTTTTGACAAACACTAAATACTCAGCCAACTGCAAAGCGTGTGGTCAACGGGTTGAAAAGGGTGAAGGAGCAATGTTGCGTGTTCCTAGCGATTATGACCGCACCCTTCCTTACATCAGAGGTCACCGTCATGGTGGGGATTACGCAGGTAGATTCCATACCTACCATCAGCATCACTTTAATGAAGTTATTCACAATATGTACACACCGCCTCCTAAATCTGGATTGGGTAGACGAGGGCTAACCCAATTTAGAAACGACATGTTTAATCTAAAGAACGAAAGACTAGATAATGGCAGCACATGAGAGTCTAAGTGGATACCAATTTAGGTTTGAAAAGGGTAACCCTAAATCACCTATAGGTAAAGAAACTAGGCATCGGGTGGTGGCGGAAGAAGATACTGACTATGTTGGCGAGTTGGAGTGGTACTCAAAGGGTAACAACCACATATCAAACATTTTTGTGGAACCAAACCACCGTAGACAGGGTGTAGCAACTGACATGTTTAACTATGCACATGATGTGGCAAAAACTACTCGTGGAGTACAACCACCTAAGCATTCACCAGATCGGACTGACGAAGGCGATGCTTGGGCTAAAAGTACAGGAAAACGAGTACCTAAACGTCAACACATGGGTACAACCCATACATGGGAGACAGAGTAATGGCAGCACATGAAAGTTTAAGTGATAAGCAATTCTTTCATGGGACTACTTTTCGTTATGGTCACATCAAAGCAGGTGACATTATTAAGCCAGGAATAGAAATTGGTGCAGAACCACACCATGACCCAAGAGAATACCCTGAAGCAAAACATTGGGCTCATGCCACCTCAAAGTTAGATTCCGCCCGTGGGTACGCCGAATGGAATGCTGATGGTGACCACCCAAATGCTGCTGAATACGAAAACTATAAACCTCATGTGTTTCAGGTAGAACCTGTAGGGGAAGCAATGACAGACCCAAGACACCCTGCTGGTATTCGTGCAAAAGGTCTTCGTGTAGTACGAAGAGTGCTACCTGACGAATAATCCGCCCTTTCAACGGCAAATTTTTTACTTAGCGTATAATTAGTAAATGGCTGCTAAAGACTCACTACACCCTCAGCAGTTCTTGCATGGTTCGCCTACACGCATTCCCACAGGCTCCGAGGTTATCCCTGCAAGCAAGGTAAGCACCCCAGAACATATGGAACATCAACGAAAAACCCACCCTGGGTACAACCCAGACCGTGTTTACATGGCTCCAAACCCAATAACTGCTCTACAGTACACGTGGACTAAGGAAGACTACGAAAACAAGAGTGAACACCCATCTGGCTACATCCACGTAGTAGAGCCAATTGGAAGACCATTGTTAGAGAAAGCAAGCAGGGATACCGTTGTTTCAGGTACTCGCTATGCTCGTGGTGCTCGTGTGACTGGCTCATTCCCTGCCAAGGCTTTGACAACAGGTCAAGTAGATACCGAAGAAGAGCGTGATGTTTACCAAAACTACATGAGTAAGAAATTTGGTTCCTAATGCCAGCACACGAATACGTCAACAAAGGACAGTTCCCAGAGTCCACATACCGTAATGACCTGCTATTTCGTGCCGTTACCATCAACGAACCTGAAATCAGCGAAAGAATCCACTCAGGCAACATTACTGCCAAAGAGGTGCTCAACCACCTAGATTCGTCTAGAGGAGTAGGAATGCACTGGACTGGCGGTAGCCCCCACAGTTTATACAGTAGTCGCATGCATGGTGCAACAAGCCATGCCCCTGCCACCGTAGTTATGGTCGCCCATCACAACGACCAAATGACCGATAACACCTGGAACGGTCAATATGAAGGTCAAGGAGCCACACTTGGTGAATACCACCCAACAGTACCTACGCAGGTGACAATGCACAGCATGATAGTGGACACTGGCGACCCTACCAAGCCAATGCAATGGGATAGTGACCCCCATTGGAGGCATCTACCAGGCTCTGCTGGTCTAAAAGTTGAAACATACCGTGGTAAATGACGATGCCTGCTCAAAATAACCTTGGTGGTCAGTTCAATGACTATGTATGGGTAGAGGGTGAGCCTGTCGCACGTGAGGAAATACACAAAGCAGCAGGTTTTACCAAGCGTGACCCTGCATATCTTTTAGAGAAGCATAAAGCCAAACAAGCCAAAAGGAAGAAATAATGGGTAAAATCGTCTATCACGGCACGTTTAGTGATGAACCACCTCATGTTTATGGTAACCCTTTTCATACAGGTACTATGTCTGCTGCATATGACCGCATAGACGATGAAATGGATAACAATGGCGCTGGTGGACAATATGAACCAACTTATAAAATTCATAAATATGAAATCTCTGATAATGCTCCCACTTCCCGTAAGACCTGGGATGACCCAGGTGATTTCTTTGACCACGGTCCAAACCCTGTACCTGAGTTTAATCAGAAACGAATCTACCCATACAAAAACGAATATGAAGACAAAGACTCAACTTCATACGTTATTCCTTCAAAATTTGTAGGAAACCACGTAAAACACCTAGGAATACAATTCCAGCATTTCTCTCAAGGTGGGGACTATGGGCATGAAATTGGTGTAAACGCTATGTCTACTATGGTCGGTGGTAAACCACCATTTAAGGCTAAATAATGGCTGCACATGAGAATTTAAGTAACTTACAGTTCAATTACAGGCTGATGTCACATCCTTCGTTTACTCCTGAACACGAAATTACTGCTGTTGCAGACTCTGGGCAGGTGGGCCGACTGGTATGGAACTCTGAAGATGGTGAAATATCACACCTTCACGTAGGTGAAAGCGCTCGCAGAAGGGGTATTGCCACCTCAATGTGGGATACAGCGCATGAAGAGGCTGAAACTAGGGGAATTACACCACCAGTACACTCGTCACAACGCACTAAAGCAGGTGACGCTTGGGCAAAAGCCGTTGGTGGGCATGTACCAAGACTCACAGATGACGTTGATGGGTGGTCATCGGAGAGTTAGAGCCAAATTTAGAGCGAAATTAGGTCTATTTAGGGCGAAAATGGGTGTGTACCCCCAATTTTTTGGGGTGGGTCTATCTAGTGGGTGGGTGGTTATTGGCTAATGGGGGCTCCACCCCTCACAACCCTCAACCTTCACTTAAGGGTGGGGGGGTCTAACCCTCAAGTAGAGAGTTAGGGTTAGAGTTTGCCCAAGCCTCAACCACTACTAGAGGGTTCATCTACCGTGTATACCCCATAGTCTCTACCTACAGTAGAGGGTTATGCCAGATGGTTTAGTGTTTGGGCGAATCCTTACTGGGTATGGAGCAACACTCAATCACGCAATAGGAGGCTCTAGGAGCGTCTGGGAGGCTGGAATAGCCCAGATACAGCACTACCCCGTCTGCATCGCTCTACGAGGCTCACAGTGGGCAATCCATGCCTACTTCTGGGTCTATGGCTGGGGCATGAATCGGTATCGGGGACTAGGTGGAGGCTTTACCCCATGTCACGCCTGCTGGTAGCAACTATTCGCTGGCACAGCACCAGAACGCTCCAGATGCTCCTACACGCTCCAGACTGCTACAGGCTCACCATTGAGCGTTACCGACTCCAGAACACGCTCACGCATTCCTACGGCGTATTCCAATTCCTCCAGATGCTCCAGTAATCCTTCCGTGATGAGGATGATGTCCATGACCTCAGATGGTGAATGTCGGGCGATTCTGCGTGAGTACTCGGCAAGCCTCACCAGCACCTGCTGTGCATCGGATTGTTGCTCCAGAGTGAATTGTTGTCTATGTGTGTCCATGTCATGTACGAGGATTCTTCGGTGTCTGGATGTAAAGAGCCTGGGCGAAAAAATCGGCTTTAGCGGCGAGATGAAATCATCAATGAAATTGGGCTCAATTCGCATGACATCGGAATGCACCTGTCACGAGCATTCGACCTCCGATAGTCAATGAATCCAGTATGAATTGCCCGCACTCATCATCCATCTGCATTCATTCCAGAGGCTTAGAAGGGCTCATATCGCCTGTAAATCTGGGCATAAATGCAAAAAACCCCGATACCCATCAATCTGGGTATCGGGGCTCGTGCCGAGCGTTCGCTCATCCTTCAGCGCACTTCGCACCCATCCCACGCTTGCGTGATTCATCATCGGTGAGAATGCGATTGCAATGAAAACACCTGCCGAGATTCTGGGCGAATTGCATCTGGGCTTCATCCCACTCTGCTCCAGACATCGCTTCAATCGCATTCATCACACGCTTCGCTTCGGTGAGTGACATGACTGGCGAATTGCTGGTGTCCTCGTGGCTGAATGCTCCACCAATGATTCGCTTCAGAACATAAATCGTTCCCGACTTCCGCCTGCTCTGCACGAATCCATAGAAATCCAAATCGTTGTTGCCCGTGTGCGATGGCAATGCGAAGTAAGCATCACCATCCAAATCTGCACACGCTTCAGCGATGAACTTCTCAACACGCTTCGCAAGAATTGATGAAGGCTTCGCAGGCTCAATGCACTTGCCAACATGATGCCAAGTGCTCCATCCACTCTGGCTGAACACGGCGAGTCCACTCATGTAAGCGACATCATGTCCGCAGAGTTCGCATGGCTTCGCAAACTTGTTTTCAATGATGCGTGTCATACCAACAATGCCTGCATCAACAATGTGTGAGCAATCAAATGAGTAGAACACTTCACCAGCCTTCGGTGTCCACTTCTCTGGAGCGATTACATCAACAGGCTTGCTCTTCAATTCATCAATCAACTTGCTTGCTTGTGACTTGGTGATGTTTGCATTCTTGGATTCAATCCACGACTTCGCAGATTCAATCGTTGGCTCAATGCCGAACAACGATGCTCGCTGTGACATGAGTGTGAGCAGAAACTTCATCTGCGCTGGAGTGATTGGTTCGGTACTTACTGACATGGTGACCTCCTCTGGTCGTTTGGGTTACTTGAACATTACAGACATTTGGGGCGGAATTGGTGCTGGGTCTTAGCCCTCCCATCCGTAGGACTCCAGAACCAGCATGGCAACGGCTTTGCGCTCATCATCCAGCAGGTCATCTGCCTCGCCATCCAGAACGCTGGACAAGATTCGGTTCTTCATCATGATGATTTGAATCATGCGCTCATCAATCGTTGAATGCTCCTCAATCGCACTCAACATGATGTGCGAAACGACATCACGCTTCTGTCCGATTCTTTGGAGTCGGTCTTCGCATTGCAAAAGGTCTGCGCTAGTCCAAGGCAACGATGCGCTCACATGATGTCGTGCTGATGTGAGTGTGAGTCCTGTTCCCGATGCAATGATGTTGCCAACCAACACTCGTGCTGTTCCGTTCTGGAATGCATCAACACTTGCCATCTTCGCTGAGTCATTCATGCCCCCAACAACTTGTACTGCATTCACATCTGCAAATGCATCCATGTAACGCTTCGCTTCTTCCTTGAATGCACAAGTGATGAACACTTGCTCATCGTTGTCCAGAAGTTCACGCACATAATCAACAACACCATTCACCTTGCCAAGTGCTGACAACTTGCGAAGTTCATTGATGCGAATCAATGCTTCTGCTCGCTCAACATTGTTTGCCTTCTCCTGACCTTTGGTCATGCGAATCCACTCGTAGAGATTCGCTTCGGCGTAGCGGTACAACTTCTCGTACTTCGCTTCCATCTCCATCGCAACTTCAATCCGACCTTTGTTCGGCAATTCCAGAACATCGGAACGCTTCATGCGAAGCATGAATGAGCCCACGAGAACATCGTGCAGTTCATTCAAGCGTTGAGCACCACGAGTGCCATAGTTGTCAATGCGTGGTGCATAACGAGCCATGTATCCACGAATGCCACCTTCAAATGCACCTTGTTGCTCCAGACCATTGATGACTGGCAACAACTCCATCGGGCGATTGATGAGTGGCGTTCCCGACATCATCACTCGGATTCCAGACAATGGAATTGATTGCGAAATATCAATCACGGCTTGCGAACGCTTTGCTCGCTTGCCACCCTTGATGCGCTGGCATTCATCCACGATGATTCCCTTCACATGACCCTTCAACAGATTCTTGTAACCATCTGCCGATGTGTCACCCATGATGAGTACATCAACATCTGGCAATGACTTGATTCCCTGCTTCACAGGGTTAGTACCCGTGATGGTATGCACACTCAACTGCGGAGCGAATCGTGCGAACTCACGCTTGAATTGCAATCGCATTGTCGGTGGGCAAACAATCAATACTGGTCGCATTCCTGCTTCAACACTTGATTGCGAAATCGCAACAGCAGTTGGTGACTTGCCAGTTCCCATCTCCATCGCAAGCAACACTCGCTGACGCTCCAATGCAAACTTGGTTGCTTCAACTTGATGTGGCATCAATGGCAATGCAGTTTCTTGAACAGCGAAGTTCAACTTGCTTGGTGCATCATTCAAAATTGACATGAAGCCTTGAAGTGCATCTGACTGGGTTTTCATATTTCCTCCTATGGAATCGGTTGGGTTCAGCGTAGCCAGTTTGGAATGGATTCGGCAGGACATTACAGACTTTTTTTAGAGCCCCAGAATGCCAGAAGCCCCGACTCCACAGGGGTTCTGGAGTCAGGGCTCTGGGCTCGGCTTCGCTTCGGGCTACTGGTATCGCACCTCATCCCACATGGCTACCTGCATGATGCGATTCCCAGCCTCTGGAGAGAAGAAGAAATGGTTGGTCTGCATTCCCAGCCTCCATTGGCGAAGTACTGAGTCATCGGTGAGTGACAGCATCTTCACAGCACCAACGATGTCACGGCGTGACAATTCAGCCATAGTGCAGGTCGTACCAACTGTGTGACCAGCCATTGGTTCACCTACCCAAAGTCTCACGAAATCTTCCCAGAACGAAACTGGATGCGAATCTTCTGCGTACTTGAACACATCTGTGAACGACACATAAGTGAACAGTTCTTGATTGTGGAAATGAGGAACATTAGTAGGCAGAGTGTTGAAGCGTGATGACAACACAGCCTTCACGAGTGGGTCACAGAATCGCTGTGGTTCTCCTGCGAAGTCATTCATCGCTTCAATGACTCCACACTCAGAGCAAATCTCGGTCATGTTGTCTACTCGTGAGATTGCACCTGCATACATTCCTGCGTGTTCACGATTCGGAATTGGTGAATCGCATCGTGGGCAATCTTTGATTTCATTTTGAATTGACATTTCAGTATGTCTCCTTTGTGATTGTGATTGAGTTTTCAAATGATTCTGTTTCAACAGAGATGTTGGTGATGTCTGCAAAGAACTCACCAATCGCTTGTGCTTGCTTTGCCATTGCAATGAAATGTTCTTCAACCCATTTGAAGTTGTCAGAAGTGTTCATTGTCTTTGCATCTTCACGGTACTTCTCTGATGCGTAACCAAGAATGCGAACAAGTGTGTACGCATCAATTACGCAAGCATCTTTTTTGGTATCTGGGATTTCTACTTTTGCAAGTCTCATGACTGCTCCTTTGTGTTTGGGTACTGACAGCATATGTCAGGGGTGTATCAATGTCCAACATCTAATTTCCAGAGCCTTAGAACGCTTCCTATGAGGCGGTTTCTGGGGACATAACAGAAAAGAGCCCCAGACCACTTGGGTCTGAGGCTCTTCACCTGTGAGGCGGATTCCGACACTTAGCGGAGGCTTCGCATCGGACTCACAAGTATGCGTGTAATGCTTCTGGCAAGTTGCGCCTGTACTCACCAGACTCAGCAACGAATCCTTTTGGGCGAGCAATGACTGTCCACACTACGAATGGTGTGAAGTTGTTCTGTGGAAGAAAGCACAACGCTTTCCACGATGCGTATGTTTCACCAACAACACGCTCTCCTCGCTTTTCGCATTCCAGAACAATTCCACCAGTTGTACCAACAAGGTCACCTCGTTGTAACTGGTCGTTGCTCCTGTCTTTCGGAGTGGTGTCCAAGATTGAATCAACAATCTCTTTGAATACTTGCTCTTGCATTTCTGCTCCTTCGTTTGGTTTGGGATAATCAGGGTATCTGCTCGTAGGACACATTTCAAACATCATTCCCAGAGCAAGTAAATCACTAGCAATGTGTAGAAGATGCACCAGCCAACTGTGGCGTAATTGAACATATTCGGGCTTTCAATCGTGAAGGGCTCAGAGAGTCGCAATGTTGGGGGAACATTACAGACTTTTCTGAGCCCTTCTGGGTTGTTAGGACTAAGCAGTCACCAATTCAAGTTTGGCGAGAACCATCTTGTCGTACTCTGCTTGCTGGTTTGAAACCAAGCGAGTGTAGTTACGGTTGTAACGGTTCTTGTCAGAGCCTGACAAGTGCTGATGGAATGTTGTTGTTGCTTGGATTACTCCGAGTGCTGTGTTCTTCCACGGCAACACTCGTGGGTCTGTGCGCCACAAGCCATTCAACAAGTCACGCTTTGGATTCTGCTTGCCAGCAGAGCGAGTGTCTTGTGTGTTGGATGGAACAATGAGTGTCTTTCCAGACTCATCCTTCATGGTGAGTTCAACCATGTTGATTGGGAACAAGTCTTTCACCAGAGCATCAAACTGATTGTCAGTTACTGACCATGATGACAACTTCTCCAACTCTTCCATCATGTCGCTTCCTGCGCTGTAGACAATTTCAAGAGCCTCACGCAAGTTGCCGAGGTCATTCAACTGTGCTGAACGATTGTGGCGAATCTTCACCTTGTGGTCTGCATTCTCATTGAGTGCCAACTGCAAAGTGTTGTCGCAAACAACTGCTTGGAGACAACGCAAGTATTGAGTCTGTCGCATTCCGTCATGCGATGTTGTCGCAATGAGTGTTGGGCGAAACTCAAATCCAGAAGTGCTGGAGAGATTCTCTGGTACTGAGATTTGTACCCATGCACGACTGCCCTTCTGGAGCAATCCTGCTGAGTCAATTCCGAGTTCGTTGCTGTCAAGAATCGCTTCCAAGTTCTTCAACAACACATCTTCGTATTGGTGAATCTGGTAGCGATTAGAAACAACACCAAAAACTTCTCCGTTGTTGCTGTGGGTAATCGCTTGCTTGCCATCAATCACTTTGAATGAACCATCGCTGTTCTTTGCGTACACAGGCTTTGATACTGCTTCAAAGTTGAAGAGTCGGCGTTTGACATCTTCTACTGGAACGAATCCCTCGTAGTGATTGGACTCTTCACCTTGCTCTTCGGCTCGCCAATGCCAAGCCATTCCACGCTTCAGCGTGTTTCCAATCAGGGTCATGCGGTTCAACCAACCGCTTGTTTCTGCTGACATGATATTGCTTCTTTCTCCGCACTCTGGCGGTGTTTGGGTTTAGGACAATGATTCAATCAGATGTTTTGTCTTTTTGCAACATCTTCTTATTTTCTTTTTATTGCAAGGGATTATCGCCATCCTTTGCCGAGGTCACGGGCGTTCTTCCAGATACTGGATGGCTCTGGTGTCTCTGATTTGATTGCGTGAAGTTGTCGCATCACCTGCTGGCGAATCATCGTGTTCATCGCTTGGGCAAGTGCTTGTGTGAACTCTGTTTCTGACAACAAGGACATGACAATGTTTTTGAAATCAAAGTTCTTGATTTCATCTTGAACCATCTCTTTGAAATCCATCTCATCAATTTCACTTTGTACTGCATCGCTGAAGTCGTGGTCATCAATTACATCATTGACGATTGCTGTTACTTCGTACTTCAACCTTCTGTCATCGTCTAACTCTTCAATCTTTTCTTCTAAGTCTGCGAAACGAGACTTAGTTGCGTTCTCAATTACTGCATTGAGGTCGTAGTCTTCCAATGCTTCTTCAATGACTTCATGTGCATTGATTGTCCATGCACTAAGTTTCTCAACTTCTGCTTCAAGTGCATCAATTCTGTTGCAAAGATTGTTGAGCCACTCTGGTGCTTCTGGAACAATCTCTTCATCTTGTGGTAATGCAGACGATGTGTCTTTGAATTGGAATGGATTCATGTGGTCAAGTTCCAGATGAGTTTTGTAAATCTTTTCTGGATTCACTTTGGTGTAGTACTCCAAGTACGAAGACATTACAGAAACTCGCATCCCATTTGGCAGTCTCAACATCTCCCAACCTTCAACAGCGTCACCTGCATCAGCAAGTGTGTAAGCACCATCAATCCAGTTTGCTGGAAGAAGTGTGTTCGTTCCTGTTGTTGTTGCTGGAATGAGTAAGTCGCTGTCACCTGTCCAATGAATGACTCGTACATAGAGTCGCTCATTTTCTGGAAGGTCATCTGCGATGTTCCAATCGTTTTGATTATTCATGTTCACTTTCCTTCTTTCGTTGTCCATTGGGTTTCAATTTCATCTTTGATTGCGGTGGTAAATGTATCCCACATATAGTCCGAGTTCAAACATCCAGCGAACCATTCCAAATCTTCTTTTGGTAATGCGGTGAAATACTTTGCTTTTTCTGTTTCATCTTTACTGAAATAGAACTCTGAGTTTTCTTGCAACTCTTGTTGAATTGCATCTGGACTAAATGCGATGCAATTTGAATAGTTCAAATCTCCGTAACCGCATCCTTCAAGCATTGGTCGCAATGGTTTGCCCATCTGGTCTGCAAGTTCCAGAACATCACCATCGCCACCTTGAAAGATTTCTTCTTGGTCTTGCTCTGAGAGTTCATCTGTATCAACGATGACACAATGCTCAACATAGAGAATTGTTCCAGATTGTTCACAAATAATAATCTTTGACATCAGCGCACCACCACATCGTATTCAGTTACATAAAAGTCTTCGTGACTGACTGACATATGTCCGTTCATCAATCCCTTCAACTCTTGAACACCACCAGTTGCATAGAAGAAGATTTCTTCATCTGGATGTCCAAACACATCGCCAACTACATCTCCCTTTTCATTTGTGACTTCATCACCAAATGAAATGTAAACATAGTGGTCTGTCTTTGCTTCATCATCCCAGTATCGGATGGTTGCATTCGCACCTTCTGGTTTCACTTTCGCTCCTCTGTTTGTTGGGACTCTCATTCAATCAGATTGGAACGGACATTACAACCTTTTTCCATAGAAATGCGAAAGCCCCAGATGCCACTCACAGGGAAGGCATTATCTGGGGCTCAATCCACACCAAAACCCAAATTGGTGTGGCATTACCTCTGCTATTACTCAGAGGCTCGCTTGGTTACCTGTCTAACGAAAGGAGGAAAGAAAACAGGCAACCAATCCTTTACCAAAGTGCTTTCACATACTTGTGTGTCTCTTCTGCAACAGCATCTTTGTGAAATGGGTCGTGCATTGATGAGCGAAGTGTTTCGGCAACATCAGAACGCACATTGGACAAAACATTGAAGTACGCCTGACCGTATCTCCACGATGGTTTGAACTGGTGGTAGTACTTCTCAACACGCTCCATGAACTCTTCGTATGAAAGTTTATCTTTCATTGCGCTCCCATCAAGTACTCAATAGTGAATTGAACTGCATCAAACAAATCGTGTGTTACATACAACCCTTCTTCACCAGAACTGTTGTTTGCATCAAACACTTCAAACCACGGATTGTTCACATAAACAAATCGCTTTCGTTCTGTTACAAACTCATCAAGCGTTTCATCGTTAGTGATTCCCCATTGCTCCAAATCAGTTGCGTTGTAAATCGCTCCGTAATGGTCGTGATTTTTAGACACAATGTCAATCTTCAATTCACCTTGAACACATACTGCAAGTTGCAGGGTCGGACTTTGTGCAAACACAACTGTCTTGTTTGTATTTCCGACATACCACTCCGCACCAGCACGAGACAAGTTTGGTGGAACATTCCAGATGACTTGTGGGACATTACGAACATTCCCACCTGTGACAATGATGTTTCCTGTGCTCATTCTTCTTCTCCTTTTGCTACATCAAGACAAAGCAATGCGACACTTCCATCAGTATCCATTTCTTGAATCGTTTGTCCATTCCATTCAACATTGCGATATGGGTACGCAGTTGCTCGCATGAATGGTTCTCCATACACCGAGATGTTGATGTCCCATTCTCCACCGCCAAGTGCTTCTGGAATGGTGACACCTTGCCACTCATCAAAGTCATCGTAAAACACCTTCTGTTCACGAATCGCTTTCTCTGCCAAATGCAATGCTTCTTCTGTGAGATAGTGAACTAACTCTTCGCTTTTTGTCATGAACATACTTCCTCCAAGTATTCCAAATCAATGTTGAATAAAATGACCGTGTGACCTTCTGGAGCGTAGAACTTTACATACGCTCCGTCTAAATCTTCTTCCATGTCTTCATTTACATTACAGACATATTTGAGTTTCGCAACATCTTCATCACCATAAAACTGGTTGGTGTTGAGTGCTGGAATCAACAAATCTTGTGCAACTAAATCGGGGCGAATAATGTGTGGCATTAGAAGTGGAAATCCCAAATCACGGCGTACTGGTTTTCTGGCTTGTCAGCAACACGAGTGCGAAATGCTTTCAAGTTTGCGCTGTGGTACTCAGTATCAAACACTTGTGTTTGATAGTCGTACCCTTGTGGTTCAGCAAGTTCAAGTGCTTTCTTTGCTCGGTACACCGCCAGATAATCATCACCAAAGTAGTTCTTATCGTCTGACTCGTTTTTCTTACCGATGGATACAAGTTCGGAAATGGTGTAACTACCAACTTGTTCAATGAATCGTTCAAGGTCTGATTCCATTGAATCTTGCCACAGTTTGATTTTCTTCTCAAAGAGTTCTTCGTTGCCTTTGTAACAGAGAATGTTTGAACCATCAAACTCTCCATCCCATCTTCCACCGATTTCACTCCAGTCTGACCAAGCATCCTGAGCGTATGATTCAACGAATGCTGAGGCTTTGTCTTTGGCTTCTTCTGTACTTTCTGCCTCAACTAACAAAATGTGTCCGATATGCATGATGTCTCCTTTATTGGGTTTGGGTTTGCCTAGACAACTTTACAGGTGCTGGGAGAGAAAGCAACGCTTCTTCCAACATTTTTCCAATCTCTTCCTGAACGAGTTCATCCATCTCGTAATGAACTTCTCCAGTATCGTCATTTGACATTTTCTTGAAAATGTCAATCCACTTTTCATCTTCTGAGTTTGCAATGTCAATAAATGATTCAAAGAATTGACCACCACGGTAGTGAGCAGTCAATCCGTAAAAACCCATGCCCATCTCTTCGTAGGTTTCAATGAATGCGAGTGTTGGATAAAGAGTGCTGATGTATTGCCACAATGGTGAACATGGTGACCATGCAGTTTGATAACTAAACTCTGCATAGTTTTGTGTAATGAGGTTCTGGTAAATCTCTGATGGTGACCACTTAGTTCCCCAGTTGGCAATGTTCCAGTCGTACCAATCTTTGTAACCGTACATTACAATGTTTTCTGCTTGTTTCTTCTCGTGCGCTTCTTTTTCTGGGCTACCTTCGGCGTACCATCCTGAGACTGTGTTTGCCAATGCATCTGGTGTTGGGTGCAGTCTGGTGAAATCGTAGATTGATTCATCATCCGTATTGCATCCATCAATTCTGACCCATTGCAAAAAGTCCGAAAGTTCGGTTGCATCTCCAACCACATTGATTGTGTTGTTGCAGTAATTAGGCATTTTCCTCTTCCTCTTCTTCTTCTTCTTCTTCGTAAATATCTACTTGGATTTCCATGTACTCCTGTGTGCATGGGTTTTCGGTAACAAAGTATCCGATGCGATTGATGTAATGAAAGCCACTCATAATCCATGTGCCTTCATCACCATCTACCCATGTCCAAATGTTTGCATCTGGTTGTTTGGCAATGAAAGCCAAATCTTCTCCATAGGTTTCAAACATCGTGCCATTCCAGCCCATGTCACCATTTGGGTTTTGAATTGGTTTGAATGTTGTTTCCCACAACTCCAAATCCTTTTCCATTTCTGCTGTTACTTCAGCCATTACTCCTCCTCCTTCAAGAGTTCAACCATTTCGTACAACACTTGTTGTAGCACCTCGTTACCCAATTCCACAACCCGTTCGTGAACATAACCTTCAACTTCTTCCATTGCTTCAATGCACTCGGCTTTTGACCAATGTGGGTACATTGCTTTCGCATCTTCCCAAGACCACTTGACTACAACTTCACTTGCCATTGCGCTTCTCCTTTGCTTTGAAATAAAAAGTTGTTTGAATTACTCCGTATGCGATACCCATCCACATATAAAGTGTTTCTGTTTTGAATGTGACTGTTACATCTGCAAGAATTGACATTACAAAGTTTCTCCTTCTTCAACTGCTTCCACGCTCTGTAATTCGGCGTGTTCAAGAATGAACTTACCTTTGTCAGATGCGTGTTCTTCTGCTGTGTGTGGGCTATCTGCTTCAATCTCATATACATCTGTGCGAATGTATGTGTAATACACACGGTACTTCTGGAGTTTCATTAGAACTCACCTTCCCCTGTGATTGAGAAATAAAGAAAGTTCCACACTTGCTCGTTTATGGTTTCGTAACCACCGTTATAGTCAAACTCAGCGACTGCTTTTACCCACTCTTTTGAATCTGCTTTCAATGGTTCATCATCGTCATCCGTAAAAAGATTTGATTCCCACCATGAACACGCAATCTCTTCGTCTGGGTTGAGTTCGCTGAGTAACTCAATCACCTTGCTTACCTTCATGTCTTCTCCTTTGTTGTAGGTGTATGGAACACTACAGACATCTGAATGGAATAGCAACTACCATTTCAAACTTTTTATCCAGCCTTACCCCGTGTGGCTTTTCCAAGAAACCCGTTTGCTCTGGCAAGCATTACTCGCTTGGCTGATGTGGACTTGGAAATACTGAATGCTTCCGATACAGCCTCAATAGGTGACACTCCGTAGTTCAACGCATCTTTGTAGATTCGGGCAACTTCTTCCAGAAGGTCATCTGGCAATGTTGCGCCACGCTGTGCGCCTTTGAGTGTTGCTTTGAAATCTGGCTTAGGAAGAATACTTGCGAGAGCATCTTTTGCTAATTGCACGATTGGTACTCGTCTGTAAATCTCCACCGTAATGGTGTTGTTATCAACTGATGTAATGCCGACACCTGTGAAGCGAAGCATTCCTCCAATTTTTGTGAACTTGATGCTGACATCAAATTGCTGTTTAGTAACTGGGTCAGTCCATGTAAACATTTCTGAGTTCATTGTTTGTTCCTCTTACTGCGAAGGTCTTTTCGCTTTCGTGATGTAGTACCTCCCCAGATACCTAATTCGTAATTATCTAATGCAAAGTTGAGACAACTTTGTTTGACAGAGCAGACATTACAAAACTGTTCAATAACAACTTTGTGGTGACCACCAGCAGAACCTTTTTCTGGGAAGAATTGGTCTGCATCAACTCCTCTGCAAGCACCTTGCTCCATCCATGTCATTGGTTCACGAAGAATGAGTGGTTTGCGAATCTCTTCTTGTTGATTGATGTAAATGCTCTGTGCTGAACTCAAACTGCTTCCTCCATTTCCCAAAAGCCAAAGCAAGCACCATCGGAATCTAATGTTCCAAAGGTGCATCCTTCTGGTGCGATTGCATCCATCACATTGAAGAGATGGTCTACGAGAAACATTTCTTGTTCCTCGTCACGGACTGCTTTGGGGTCAATCATTGCGAACAGGACATCAGTCCAATCGTCAAGGATTGCTTCTTTGATTTTTGGGTCGTGTTCCCCGATGACTGCAAGGAAGGCTTTTGCCAAATCCTCGGTACGGAGTGTTCCTTCAGAAACGATGGAGTTTACCCACACATCTCCCAAAGGCTTGATGTTTTCGTAAGACATACTTGCTCCTTCTGTAGGAGCATCACATTACAGGTTCAGAACGGAAGTGGCAACTCTATTCTGAGTCTTTTTTGCCGTGTTCAATCATGGGCAAATACTTTTCAGGAAGTGTGCTTCCACCGCATTGGTGCATGGGTGGGTAATTGGTTCGCACATACAAAATTACTTTGTGGTCACACCACGGACAAAGATATGTCGTACCTTTATTCACTATAAACTCCAATGCCTCAATCCACCGTTATCAAGTAAATACTTGCTCACTTTGAGGTTACAGTCAAGTGTTCTCAAAAGTTTGATTCCACCACCACAAATGTTCTTCGTTACGGTCTGCCATGAGGAATTGACCTGTAGGAGTCCGCTATCGTATGAGCCGTTCTTATTCAATGTCCAGATGATTTTGCCATTGGCATCCCATTTGGCATTTACGGCATCGGGGTTGCATCCGCTTTCACGCCATGCAATGTATGAAAACACTTGCACAGGGACTAAACCGTAGTCTCGGAAGGTTTGCTCAAACTGGGGGCATCGCCTGGTTTTATCTGAAGGGATGCGCTTATCTTCAGGTTCTGGAATTGTTGTAGTTGTAGTTGTAGGTGGCACAATCAAGTAAGGCTCAACCTGTATTGGGGTTTTTGGGTAAACAGATTCTGGTGTATTTGCTGTGCTTGGGGACATTACAGAAAAGATGGAGGCGAGAACAAGATTCCCTGTCAGCGCAACCGTTTTGAGTATTTCCGACAATCTAAGCATTCATTATCCTTTGTTCGGGTAATAAAAAAGCCCCATCCATTGAAGTATGGGGCGCAAGGCTCGGTATGGGGAGCACTACAAGTTTACACCAAATTAGCCTTCTAGCAACCTCTGGAGCAGTATTTTTAGGTCAGGAAGTTCTTCTCCTATAAGGGGAATAACATCTACATCTATTTCATTGCGTAATGGGCGTGTTGTGTGAGCCCAATCACAATCATCACAAGCACAGCCTTGACGAAAGCGTACAACTGTTCCATGTTCAGCAAGATTGTTTGTTGTGTCCTTCTGTAGTGGTACACGCTCTTGTGGTGTTAGTCCACCCCACACTCCATATGTTTCTTTTCTTCCTATTGAGAGACACTCATCCCAAACAGGGCAGACATTACAAACTTGTTTTGCAATGAGATAATTTATTTCTGGAGTTTGTGCGTCAAATGGTGGAAAGAAAATATCTCCATGCATTTTTCTGCACAGAGCATCCGACATCCATTCGGGAGTTTCTATCACTAGTGTTTCTCTCGGTACAAAACAAGAGCAATGATTGCGTATGACGCTAGGTCAATAAGAGAATCTTCAATTCCTTCGTTGCGAAGTTTGCTACCTTTCGCTGCGGATTGCAGACGAATCACTTTGTCGTTTGCACGAATGAGTGTTCCAACCCAAGCAGGTACTCCCCAGTCAGTTGATGCACGAACATTTGCAAGAGGGTCTTCACCTGTTCCGTAATCACTACCTTTTTTTTCATGCATCTCTCCCAACTCTTGGAGTATGCGATAAAACTCTGGGTGTCCTGTTCTGTCCACGATTATTCTGCTCCGTTTTCTGTCCACTCTTCAAGACTGTCCATACCGTAAAAAATCGGCATTTCCAACCTCTCTGCTTCTTTTATTTCTTCAATCGCTTCGTAGGCTTCAAACACCAGAACAGCGTCACAACGCTTCATTACTTGAAAGCAATACTCATTCCAAAACTCTGTAGTGTTGGGGTACTTTTGATTCCAGAAACCACAGGTCAGCACAGGAATTACTGGTAAACATATTCCAGATGTGTACAATTCTTCTGCTAGGTCAATAGCATCTTCATAATTTTCTTCTATGTTGTCACGGTGATATGGCCCAACAACATACACATGAGGAAGAAGAATGTGAGCCAAGGTTCTCATAAACTCTTTGTTTACTCCTTCTGCCATGATGTCTTCGGAGTAGTTTCTTAGAACGAAATCCCCCATTACGAATGCCTGTTCATATTAGAACGAATAGCCATGTAGTAGCAAGCAAGTGCGAGAACAATGAATACCTTTGTCATCACTTTTCCTGCAACCACTTCAGACCATTACGAAGATATACGGTGGCATAACAGAACGCCATGAATATAAATCCGTATTGTTTGGTTTGGATGGCAAAAANAATCCAAAGCAATTCATTGACTGAAAGAAAAAAGAATGCGTGGGCGTGTTTTTTGCCAACATACCACATCCCTGTAACGCCGAAGATGGCAAGCACCCACGACCATATTTGTCCACTCATTTTGTACTCCTAATATCCGTATTAGGAATACATTAGTACAGATTTACTTCTCTGTGCTCCAAGCGTGAACTGATTGAATCAGAACACCCAAAACATCGTCAGGGTTTTCATCTTCATTGACCAAAGACTGGCAATAGGTGGAAGCGGACTTAGCAACACTTTCTGCTTTTTCCAACTTCTTAGCCATTGATTCAATCATTTGGCGAAGGGCTTGCTTGTCATCGTATGCACGAGCAAGTGATACCTGTAGGTCTTGAATTACTGCAAACTCAAATGACTCCATAAAACCTCTCTTTTTAGGTTATACACAAGCGTACAACCTATGAATGGTCTTGTCAAGCCTCATCCGATAGGTCAATGACATCCTGATACATACGGTCAGTCTGCTGGGCATTCAACCCACCTCCAGACAGTTGCCTCGTAGATTCCCCGACTGCTTGACCAAATATACGACTAAGCACCCCACTGCTTCCTCTGGCTTCTACCTCTAAGCGCATGACATCACGAGTATCCGATATGTCTTTGAACTTCTCTACCAAGTTGAACAGGCGTTCTACCTCATTGGACAACGCTGGGTCAAGACCTTGACCTTCTAGTTCTTCGGCAAAGCGAGCGAACAATACACGGCTCACTTGCATCTCCAGAAGAGCCCTCATCGCAGCCTGTAACTGGTCTTTAGTTTTGATTTCTACAGGCAACTTAAATCCACATTCTGAGTTCTCCTTGAATGCAGGACATCTGGCACTCAAATAGCAACTATTACATTGTCTGAAAAGACTACTTTGGTACTGAATTACAGGTACTTTTTCAACACCTATTTCTTCAGATTCTCCTTCTCCTGCAAGGGTTTGCGCTAATGGAGGAGTGTACTGCTCAATACCCATTACTGGTAGCAATACTTTGTCACCCTCGTGCCTCTTCTCAGACCCCCTAATAGTAATACTTGTACCCCCTGAAACCACATTTGGTGAAGTAGGCAAATTACTCAAATAGTTACTATTATCTTCATTTTCCGATAGACCTATTTCTTCTTCATCATTGTCTTCTGATGGGTCATAGACCCCAAAAGCACCCTGCTCCCATGCTTGCCAAGACTTGATTGCCAACTTCGCAACTTCAGCGTTATCGTCTTGAACTATCTGTTCATAGTCAATTCCTAAACGAATAATGTCGGCTCGGTGTTTCTTTCGGGCGGAATCTTTTTGCTGTGCTGGGTAACGGCGTAAACCGTGACCATCCCATACTTGTGTTTCCCCGTAGCGAACTGCCGATGTCCATGAACCAACAAGAACAGAATCCCAAGGAAGGGATTCAATAATCTCTGGCTTTGACGACAAACCAATGAGTTTGGCATCCCACCTCTGAATGAGGTTTCGTATTCTGGAGATAGTTTTACCGTTTACAGCCTTGTCACTAATCGCAGCCCGACCATATCGCTGGCACAGGTAGGCAAGCCTTTCCATGTCATCTGGGTCATTCCATACTGGGATGTACCTCTCATTTAGCCATGCACCGTCATAATCAGGTCTTCCTATGATTGCAGTTAGGCTTTCGTAATGCTGGCGAATGAAATCGTCATAGCGAGTAACATCTTCATCATTCTCGGAAGTGTAAAGAATTACCTCGTTCCCACCGAACATTACAGATAAATCAAGTTCTTTTTTCTTGGGAACAGCCAAATGAGTCAGATTTATAGCAAAGCGAGTTACACCAGCATTCTGGAGAAGCGACCTGTGGGATGACTTTTCGGCATTAGCAAAGTAAATCTTCATTCTGGCTCTTTCGTAGTCCTATACAGCGACTGTACTTCAATTTCACGAGTCAGGTCTGTCCACATCTGTTTTTCACGAGGTTTATCCTCACGCCATTCTGGGCGAACAAAGTTAGGCAACCCAACGAGAAGACATGGGATTGCTTCTTTCATAACGAGGGTTACTGCTTCTGGATTGGTATCTACATACCAATCAATCTTTCCATAGGCGGCGTGAAGAGCCTTTACACGGTCACAAAGAGCCTTAGCCCCTGTACCACTTGCGACATCAACATGAGCAAACTTATACCCTTCACGCTTTGCCCACGATTCCAACATTTCTGCTGAAATACCATTATCGGCAAGAAGAATAACTCTTCCGTGGTATCGGGCAAATAACGCCTCATACAACTTTTGACCATCTGGAATGGGTTGTCGTGCGCCTGGAACTTGTGCTTTGTCAGTCTGTGCATATGCTACGACATCAAAAGTAACGATAAGCATCAGTCGTACATGCCCAACGCTTTACGCTCTTGTGTTGCTACATAGCCAGAACCTACTGGGCAGAAATGACAAAGGTACTGCCATTGTTCTTTAGGTACACCGACTTTGCGACCAATTGTTTTAGACTCGTCTTCCCAGTCAATGCAACTTCCTTTGGGCGCACCATGTCGCTGAAAACACTTAAGTGCCTCTACTTTGAGGTCATCACGAACTTCACGAACCTCAATCTCGTTCTTCATCAACTCTTTTTTGATTCCAGTCTCACCATCAAGGGCATCATAGGTGGCTTGGTCACAACGGAAGATTTGAGACATGTGTGCTTCAGGGGCAGGATTTTGAGCACGAGCAAGGTGCATCTTAATGATTTCCTGCAACTCCATGTCATTATCAGCGTTACCGTCATAATCACGCATTTTGTGCATTGTTCCACAGGAATTGCAAACTAGAAGTCTTGGCATGTTGTACTACTTTCTATGAACTTGTTATTTGCTGTAGTCTAGCAGTCCCAAGCCCTTAGTGACTTGTTAATCCTGCTGTCTGGGTCATTAGCGGTTTTAGATGAAGTGTTTTTCTTCTTCATCCCTTCCATACGGGCGCAAAAAGAATCACGGCGAGCCGCAGACTTCTTAGATTTAGCGGCTTGTTCTTTTTTGACAGGTGGTTTGAGGTCAGAGCCTGGATTTGCTCTTTCGTAAGACTTACGACCTTTTTCGTTAAGTCCACCTTTTTCGTTTTTACCCTCTTTGCGTTGCCACGCTTCTGATTTCTTAGTTGCCATTACTTCTTACCTTTTTTAGACACAGCCATATTGTCCACAAGGTTTGGGTAGGGGCGACCAGCAGACTTAGCACGAGCCTTTGCCTCTGCTTTTTGGTCAGGAGTCAATTTAGTTGATTTCTTTTTAGGGTTTGGTTTATCCCAAACTTCTTTTTTAGATGCCATTATTTCTTCTTCTTCTTTTCTTTAGATTGCCCTGCTTCGGACAAAGCAATTGCTATTGCTTGTTTCTTATCTACAACAGTTGGGCCGTTCTTAGAGCCTGAACGGAGTTCACCGTGAGCGTACTCTCTCATTACTTTTGCTACTTTTTTAGCACCTTTTTTATCAGCCATTATTCCTCTGGTTTATCCATTGCGTCTTTTAGTGAAGAATGAAAATCTGTATCATTGGCTAGTTTCCAACGAACTTCATCGTAGTTTACATCTTTCAGGTCAAAGATGTCAATCTGTCTTGGAAGGTGACCAAAAGAAACAGCAAGCCCGTGCAGTTTTTGGTCTGGTATTTTCTTCAAGACATCAAAAACAGGCTTGTTGGCGGTGCGCTTAGTCATCTCATCATTAGCGTCAGCAAACAATCCTTTTTTCGCTACAGATGGATGGAACTGTTGCTGTTCCCCACGTTTCGCCATTTTCTTACGGCGAAACTCCGCCATGTCAATGATTTCGCCCACATTACAACCTTTAGAGGCTAATTACTGGTTCAGTTGCCTCAGCCATTGGGCTCTTTGGGGTAATGCCGTACTGAGGTGGAGCAACAAGACTGCGCTTGATTGATGTACTTTCGTCTACCTCACCACCACGACTTGGGGTCAGCGACTTGTATGTACCATCCATGATTCCCAAGCGGAGGTCTTGGTTCTGTGAGCGTGAAGTATTTTGCATATCAATCCTTATCGGTTGTGGGCAGATGCACCCATTTTATCATCTACGGTTTTGTGCATTTCCTGCTGTAGAAATAGCCATTCCTTCAATGTTTCCAGCGTTCATAAAACCAGGTGCTGGAGAACCATCACCACCGCCACCAAAAGTGTTGTCGTTACCTTGGAATGCATTGTTAGTTGAAGCGTCATTGATTACTGCACCAGTCTTTGAAGGCTTTGCAGGAGGTTTAGCAGCAGGCTTTGGCTTTACAGGTTTAGGAGTTCTGTTTGGGTTACGAGTTCCATAGGCAGGGTTTTCAGCCTTTTTCTGTGCTCGTTTTTCTGCTGTTGCTTTCTTTTGTTCTTCAGTGCGTGGTGCTCTTGGGGCTTTTGGTGCTTTTTCTGGTTGCTCACCACCACCCATAACACTGTCACCATAATTTTTAGCGGTGGTTTGTGGAGCAAAAACAGTACCCTGTGCGTTTTGTGGTGGTTGCCAGTTATCGGTAACTCGTGGTCTACTGACCGCAGAGTCACCATAATACTTACCTGTGTCTTGTGGAGCAAAAGTAGCGTTTACAGGAGGGAGAGCGCCAACAATCTTGGTAATGTCATCGGCGTTAAAACCACCGCCACCGCCACCTCCGCCTGAACCACCACCGCCAGTATTGCGGTCACCATATCTGCGGTTCATCTGACTGATGCTTTCAAAGGCATCTGGAAATGGGCTTTGTGCTTGTCTTGGTCTTCTCATAGCAGACCAGTCACGCTGAGTACCAGCGTTGGCAGGGCTAAAAGGTGCTACCTGTGGGGCTTCGCCTCGGTTGATACGCCCTGTAGCGTTATACAAAGGAGTTGTATTTACTTCACCAAAGCGGTTTGTAGGCATGTTCTATTATACCCACAGACTTTGCATTGAGTATCTACCGCTACCACCGTAAGTATCGTCATTCATTTGTGCTCGGCGGAACATTACAGGAGCACCAGAAACCCATGAACGGTATGTTGGGGCGTAACGGTCTACAGATAGAACATCCATAACACCAAGTTCTTGTTTTAAGAACCCACGACTCTCTGGCATTAACTGCTGAGGAACAACAGGGCGAGTAGCACGAATAGTTTCTGGGTCAGAAATAGCATTTTGCAATGCAATATCCACCAGCATCTCTTCACGAGATTGCCAAGGTCTGCGAGTGCGTTGATTATCTACAGGCACTATTCACCAAAATGTTCATTTAACAATGATTGATAATGCGTTTCAATGTTTTCATTCATATCGCCTGTTCTAGGACCTTCCACTTGCCACTTAAAGTACGCTTTATCACGAAGGTCTTTTTCTAGTTTTTTACTAACTTTACGGTTTGGGTGATGTCGGGTGTCTTCTCCGTTAGCCACTAGTCTCTCATTTCTCGTTCGCTGAATCCAGAATCTGGTTTCAAACCATCATTGCCACGAGCATCTTCCATCGCTTCGTAAGCATCACGGTCTTCCTGTTCCATCTGCTTTTCACGCATTTCGTTGTGCATGTCCATAACATCACGACCAACACGGCGACCCATGTGATGACGAGTATCTTGTCCTCTAGGCATTACTTAATCGGCTTTCCTCTAAATGATGGGTTGTTGTTTTCATCCCATGAGAATAGCGGTTTCTTTTCTACTCTTCCAGTACCGCCTTTAGCCTTATCAATGAGGTTACGAGGGGCAATGTCAGACAGACGGGCTTCTTGACCCGTGTACTCAGGCGTGTTTGGGTCATCCAAGTCAGGATTTCCTGGAGGGCCAACTAATGCGTCTTTAATGCGTGACATCATTGAAGGCTTTGCTTTCTTAGCACGATGTGCATCAAGACTTACAATGCGAGCACCATGATGACGGGTGTCTTCACCTCTAGGCATTACTGATATCTACTTTCTGGTCCAAGAACTTTACCAACAAGTGAACGCTTAACTGAAGGTTCGTCTAGTTCGGAAACATGCTCGGCAATATCTGCTGGATTGATACTTCCCCACACTGCTGTTTGTTGTTGGATAATACGGTCAAGAATGGCTTCTTTGTCAACCCTACGGTTCTCGTGATGACGGGTGTCTTCGCCTTTAGACATTATGGTTGCTGAGTTCTTGGATTGTTAGTTGTTGGGCGACCTTGGCGTGTTGCGTTATGTCCACGAACATGTGCATTTCCACCAGTTGAAACAGCCATACCAGGACCATCAGTAGTTGCGTTTCCACCAGTTGAGATAGCCATACCGCCACCACCAATGTTGCCAGCGTTGAAAGAGTTGTTACCAAAGGTGTTGTTGTTACCTTGGAAAGCGTTGTTGCTTGATGTGTCGTTAATGACCGCACCATTCATGCTTCTGTTGTAGTTCTTACTGGTGTTTTGTGGTGCGTATGTGTTACCGCCACCACCGCCTGAACCACCGCTTGGAGGAGTACTTCCACCTGAACCACCACCAGTTGGAGGTGTTGGAGGAGGGAAACCTGCACCAGGAGTTACATAACCACCACCAGGAGGTGGAGGTGGGGGTGTTCCACCGCCAGAACCAGATGTTGGGCGTGGAGGACTTGGAGGTGCTCCAGCGCCAGCAGTTGGTGCGCCACCTTTACCGCCAGAACCTGCAATCCATCCACGAATGCGTGAACCAAAACTTGGTTTAGTTGGTTCTGCTTCAGGAGCAGAAGCAGGTTCACTTGCAGGCGCAGACTGTGGTTTTGGAGTCGTGTCTCGGCTACCTGTCTCTTTCATGTCACGAAGTTTGCGAATGCGTTCAGCGTTAGCCTTAGCCTCCTCAGCAGTTCCGTAAACAGGCTCACTCTTACCAGACTTGTCAGTGTTCAAAATAAAACGCCGACCATCACCTCGTGGCTGTGATGCAGGTGCAGACTCACCAGAATCTTCTGATTTTCTTGGGCTAATTTCGCTGTATCCCTGAGCACGTAAATCGTCATACTCTGCTTTTTGTTCTGGAGTTAAACTGTCGTACTTGCTGTTTCCAGTTGCTGGTGCTGGTGCTGCTTCATCCTTTGCACCCTCATCTTTCTTCTTTGGCTTCTTGGTGAAGCGGTTAAGGTCAACAGTGTTGCCAGAACTATCTGAACGAGGAACTTGCTTAGGAACAGTAGAACCTTTACCAGCAAGTGCGCTGTCATCAAGTGTTACAGAACCACCTGCTTGAATTTCTCCACCCTTTGGAATACCACCATCATCAAGTACTACTTTTCCTGTTGAGTTCTTTGGTGCAGGGGTGTTTTTATTAGCACCTGGCTTCTTGCTCTTAGGCTTTGCCTTTTCCTTTTCAGCAGTCTCGTTCATGCGCTCTACTGCGGCATCAGTTGCATTCTTTTTCTTAGCAGTAGGCTTCTTAGTATCTTTTTTAGTTGCCACGGTGTCTTCTCCTGACGAAAGTAGTGGTGATGTGCGCCATGCGCCTTCTGAAACTAGTTTTTTCTTGCGCTCTTCATTAGAAGCAAGGGCTTCTGTTGGACCAGCCGCTTCACGCTTTTCTTTACGGTCAGCAAGTCTGCGACCCCTAAGTCCTGACGCTTGGTCTTCTGCGCTTACTGCTTTACGGGCAGCAGAGACAGCATCACGCATTTCTTTCTCTTCTTCTGGCAATTTGTATTCGCCAGCAAGAGGACCGCTAACTACCTCAGCACGACCACCACGACCACCTTTTGAGTAGTAGTTCTTATCTTTTTTAGAAGCCATCGTTATCTCCAAGTAGGGCGAAGCGTTTGCAAGGATGCACGGCGCTCTGCGTCAATATAATCTTGGTTAGGTTGGTCCATGACACGAGGAATGCCTTTAGGTCCAACTTTACCGTCATTCGTCAATTGTACAGGAACTGCGCCTGGAGGTGCGAACTTCCTACCTTTTGATTCATATGCGATACCAGTCCACATATTGAACTCATCAGGCCAAATGTAATCACCTGGATTGATTCGCTCACCTTTGTGTACTCCACGAGAGTATTGACGAGCATTCATTCGGCTTAGTGAGCCAAGAATCTTGTCCTGTCTACGATTAGACGACATTGTGCCAAGGTATCCATCTGGATACGTGGTGTCTTGTAATGTCCTGTAACCAGCAAGTTGGTAATCCTTGTTGTTACGGAAAACAGGAGCAGGGCCAAATTGCGCCTGCGTAGCAGCGCCTGGAGGGTCGGAAGGACTATTCCAATGTGTAAATGCGGTTTGAGAAGAACCAGCCATCAGCCATTACCAGCCATGCCTGCATTCATACCCGTGAGAAAGCCACCTTGTGCGCCAGCCACAGATGTGATTGGGCGTGGTTTAGCCTTTTTAGTTGCTTTTTTCTTCTTTTTAGCAGCCACTAGTTATACCAACCGTTCCTGTATCTCTCGTCACGCTCTTCTCTTGGCGGCATTGGTTTTTCTTTTTTAGGGGCAGGCTTTGACTTTTCTTTATTAGGGGCAGGCTTTGGAGGGTAACTGTTGTAGTCATCCCTCTTCTTCTGTGGACCATACGGGTCGTTTGGACCACCAGGACCATTAGGACCGCTACCACCACCAGCGCCAGCAATCTTCTTTTTAGGTGGTTTTTGTCCAGCGCCACCACCACCTGTGCTTGTTTGTGGGGCAGGTGGGTAAAACTTTTCGTTTATTTCACGAACACCTACTTTGCGAGCAGGGTCGTGACGAGTATCTTGTCCTTTAGGCATGATTACTTCCTATCTTGCTTAACTCTTACTTTTACGCCACTCTTTTTACGAGAAACACCAACGTCATAACCATCGCCATCGTAAGTAATGGTCCCGTAAAGAGGGTTACCTCCAGCAGATTTGCTTTTGTCTCGTTTGTATGAAAACTTTCCAAATTGGAATTCGTTCATAACTAACTCCAGCGTTGGTCAAGCCAAACTTTGATTTTTCCAGCACCAGTTGGGCGTGGTGGGCGAATAATAGCAACACTATCCTCACCATTTGGAACAAACCGTGAAGACGATGGGTTATGCATAGCATCTACTTGTTTGCGGTTTGCACGACCACCATATACTGGTTCACTGTAGACTTTAGAAGATTTGCGAATGTATCCCATAATCAGTAAGGCATATCCTTATCCATGTCAGCCCGCATTTTATTTTCCTTTTGACGGTAGGCTTGTTCACCTTTAGCACCACCTTCAAGGTATGCCTTCTCACTTCTTTCTGGTTGAATGGCAAATGGGCCTGTTTGACTACGAGCAACTGATTCGTTAGTCTTCATGCGGTCTGTTTCTTGCTTTTTAGCAACTTCAAATGAACCTGCGGCTGCTCGTGATTCATTCATTACTTTAGGACTATTTACTTTCTTCAAAGCCTTAGCAGTCTTTTTCTTGTCCTTAAGAATTGCCTTACCTTCTGGAGAACCTGGCTCATGGTAAGTGGTGTATTCAGCACCAATCTTTACACGCTTACGGTCTGTATCAGACTGAAGGATGCTTGGACCACCATTACCTGTAGAAGCAGCATCACGGTCTGCTCGGCGCTGGGTCATTGCCTGTGTGGTGTTGCCACTATCGTCACGAACCGTGTGGGTATCTGGCTTTGCGCCAACTCGTGGGCGGTGTGCGCCACTGTTTGCAAACGGGGTGATACTGTTCACCTTGTCACGATTAAACCAGCCCATGTTTTACCTCACTACGGGTTTGAAGGATATAGCGGAGATATTCTCTCCATTCTCTCCAATAATATCATCAAAGCCAATAACAAAAGATAGGTCAATACCACGTGGGGCAACAAAGCCCCGTGCAATGGCTGATGCTTTAGCGGCTTGGTTCACAGCGCTTGCGCCAATGGCACGAATCTTAGGCAATTGACCAGCCACGATTGAACGGGCAAGGATAGAACCCACACTCTGGGGGTTACTTGAGCCTGATACTTTCAGGACATCTTCAACTTTTGTATTCAGTTCTTGGGACATATTGACTCCTAGTTAGGTAAACAGTTGTCCCAATAATATCATTTATACGTAACCAGCATCCTTGAGCAGTTTGAGCATCTCTTCTAACGGCATAATTGCATAGGATTCACCAATTGCAGCAGCACCTTTTCCTGGTCGCTTTACCACCAGCAAAGGTACTCCACGCTTTAACTTGGAAGCCTGCTCCACAGTGGCATTGAGCCATTCGCTTAGTTTAAAAGACTTCTGGTTCTTGCATTGGATGGCAATCTCTTTAGGAGGAATGTCACGAGCCTGAACTACTCCGTGAATATCCCCAGCATCGTTCTCACCAGCGAGGGCAGTACGGCGAGCATTACAGAAATCTTGCTCCTTGAGGTAGTTGACAATTAAGGTTTCAAACGAAGTGCCTTTGGCTTTGTGTTTATTTCCCATAACCTAACTCTTCCATAATCCTTTTACCTTTTTCCGTAATAGCGTAGACACCGTTAGGGTGACCTACCATGCTTAACCTGGTTTCTTTAGTGGCAAACAAGAAATCTGAGCCAGCCAAAGCACTCACATAACGGCGATGGTTGTACTTACTACCTTCATCATTCATGCCTGTAAGTTCCCCAACTTCATCTGCTGTTAAATCCTTGTGGTCATAGAAACAACGCAAGACAGGGTAATAAGGGGAACTTTCAGTAAGCGTTCCAATTGTTTGTTTCTTTGTTTGTTTGTGGGCTACTCCACCTGTGTCAAGTAGGTTACGAAGACGGACAATTTCTTCAGCCGCTTCTACGCAATCTGCCTTCTTGGGAAAATTCCCACGAAGCCTCTCAACAATATCTTTCATTAAGGGGTGAACCTGTGTTGGCGAAGTTCTTTACCTGACATACCGATACGGCGTGACAACTCACGAGAAACTACCTGAGCACCACGCTCGCAACGGTCAAACACTGTGTCTACCAGTTTTCGGTAAGCACGTTTCTGTGTGTAGATTTCCAACTGCTCGGTAATCTTTGGGTCAATGTCACGCTTGGCTTTAGCCACGGTAACCAAGTCACCCTTGGTCTTGTTTCCCCACTGCTCAATCAAGATGGATGACTGGAGGTATTCAAACTCGTTACGGGTGCGTTCCTCAGCAATCTCAGCCTGAACAAGTTGTGCTTTGGCGTAAACCAACCAAGCCATGAAGTCGGTGTACAACTCCATCAAGTCATGGTCACCGATGTCTCCAATGTTACGAGGAAGTTCTGGGAGTAGTCCTTTTGGCTTTTCTGGTAACGGGAAGTTTTGTTTGAACAGTTCCATCTCTGGATTCATCGTCTAGTCTCCAACATGTGTTTTTATAAGGACAGTATTTGCAACCATTGCATGTGGGTTCTTCTGCCCACATTGGTCGCATTGGTGGAATGTCTCCGTTCAATGCTGACATAAGACGCTTGCAATTGTCAAGCATTGGTTGCACTAATTCTGGGGTAAACCCAACTACAAACTCTTTAACTTCTTGTGTTGGTTTCCATTCGTACAAGAAAGTCATCTGGTGAATGCCAGTGCAATACATGTACAACAAACCTTGCCTAATGTGGCTTGGGAAAGGCTGGCGCACTTTCTTCCACATACCATCAAGTGTTAACTCACCTTTTTGGTATTGCTTATATAAGTCAATCGCTTCAAACCTAAGAGTCCCCATACCAATTGATTTAATCTCAATAAGTGTTCGGCCCTTCTTGTCGTTGACGATACCGTCAGCGTGACCAAGAATGTGGTGCTCTTCATTTCTAATTGGTACTTCACGATAAATAGGTTTAGGAGTGCCACATGACGGACATTTCTCTGGGCTTACTGCTTCCCATTTATGGTTACAGATGTCGCTCTTACATTGCCACAGCCCCTCAAGAACACCTGCATTATTTAGCCAGTCCTGCCACTTGGCATGAATGTAATGTCCCTCAGCAAACACGTTCAGTCGTTGGAACGAGAAGTCTTCTGGGTCTTTAGGATGCTTTTTAATTGTGTACCAATTAGCCCGTGGACACCAATCTCGTTTGGCTAAATCACTTGGGTGAATGTGGTCAGTATCCCGTGTTGATTCTCTAACATCACGGTCTTTAAGAATTTGCATAGCCACAGTTGGAAGAATACGACCATCCATAGTGAGTAACTTTTTGTAACTACTTAGTTCACTCATCAATCATCTCCAGGAAATCGTCTTCAGGAATAACAACATACCGTCTTCCACCAATGTCAAATTGCAATACTGGAAGCCTGCTCTCAATGATGGCTCGTTCTCGCAACTCAACAAGGTCAAGAGCCTTGATAGTTATTTGTGTTAATCCTGTCGTGAGTTTGTTTTCAATGAGGAAACTTTCCGCACGAACATCATTCTTGCGAAGCCAACCAGCACCAGAGCGAGCATTACGGCTTCCCTTGTACGAATTAGCGGTTCGCTTCTCTTGTTTAACAGACGCTTTATTAATGTTCCTTCTGTCATCTGCTGGGTCCTTTCCTATAATCCTCACCGTGCCACACCGTAGTGTGCTTCAACTTTGGCAATTAAATCCTTCTGCATATCAAGGTCTTCACGGAATGCGTCAAGCATCTTGTCTTTACCTTGCCAGCGACCTTCCCCAAATGAGTAGTACGCACCAGCACGAGTAATGATGTCTACCGCAATACCAATGTTCAACATGTCCTTGAGAGTATCGTAATCACCCTTCTCAAACCCTTGTGTCTGGGCAAAATAGAAATCAATGACAGCGCTTTGGTTAGGGCGATATGTCTTGTTCTTGAGTGTACGAGCCTTAATGGTCTGCCCTACTACTTCATCTTTCTCTTTCAACCACTCGTCACGCTTTACTTCAACACGGCAGAAGTATGCAAAGTTCTTTGCAAGACCACCTGGGGTAGTACGTGGGTCACCCCACATAACACCAATCTTTTGTCTCCACTGGTTAATCATCAAGCCAGTGCAGTTGCGTTCCTCCGTAATAAGTGAACGCTTCTGAGCCTCTGATGACTTACGGAAAAACTTAGATGTAAGACGAGCACCAAGACCTACGGTGAACTCTTCCATCATCTTCTCGGACTCATCATCTGGAACAAGCGCAGGTAGTGAGTCAATAACAATCATGTCAACAGCACGGTTAGCCATGACGTTGATAACCAAGTTATACGCCTGTTCCATAATGTTGGTTTCAACAATCCATAAACGCTCTAGGTCAACACCAATTGACTCTGCATAGTCTGGAACAAACTCTTCAGCAGCAATCCACAGACAAATAAAGTCTGGGTTAATTGCTTGGTTAGTTGCAATGGTTTTAAATGCAAGCGCAGTCTTACCAGAAGATTCTTCACCAATGATTTCACTCCATTGGTTTACAGGCCATCCACCTCCAAGCATCAGGTCATAAGACAAAATGCCTGTAGAAATACGGTCTAATTTGCCACGGGTTTCACTACCCTTAACAATTGTTCCTGCACCGTATTGTTTGTTTACTGAATTAATGATTGAAGACAGACTGTCCCAATTGTTTTCCACTTGTTCTCCTATACCCAGTTAGATTGTTCACCTTGGTCGTAAAGTGAGTTCCACCCACATTCAAAACATCTTGGTGCAGGTACTTTACCACCTGCTGATGCATTTGAGCGACTAAAAACTTTATTACCTCCACAACGTGGACAAGTTTGATTTCCGTCTACACGATGTGCTTCTCCACCCTTCCAATTCCTAATAGCACTGCCCATATCTGTTTGACCATTGGGGTCAACCTGCTGTGCCACATTAGTTTGGTGCTGTAACGGTGACTGCATCACACGCTGTTGTGCTTGCTGTTGTAATGCTGGAAGCACCACACGTTCTGTAGGCAATGACCTACGCTCTTCTTGGGGTGCGTTGCTTAGTTTTCTATCCCACCAACTACTCATTGTTCTTCCTTATTCTACAGGTGATATTAACGCAATAACTTGGTTTTCTAACATCTTTTGTACGAGAGCCATACCAAATGCTACTAGTACCCCCTTGGAGCCTTCAAGCATAGCAGGGGGTGGTAATTCTTCATCATCCATTGTTTTGGACAACACCTCAGTAAACCATTCTACTGACTCTTCAATCTCATCATAGATACCAAAGTCATGTAGTAATTCCCATTGGTCGTCAATAAGTTGTTCTTCTAATTCCTGTACTTCTTGAGAAGGTGGAGTCATCCCAACACTTTGAGCAATCTGTTGTCCACCAGGAAAGGAAAGCATCAGGCAAAAGTTTCTCTTTTCTGCAATATCGTTCATTTTCCTTTTGCCTCCGACCAGTTCGTTGCTGCATGACAAGACACCTTAAGTGTGACTCCCATAATACTCCTATCGTGGCCCATAGCAGTAACTAGGGTGGACATTGCAGAGTTTTCATCTTCTTCTGGGGCAACTGCAACAAGTTCGTCATGTACTTGTACCAGCATCTTGGCATTAGTTCCTACAAAGGCTTTGTTTACGTCAATCATGGCTTGCTTACAAATATCTGCGGCACTTCCCTGAATGATGGCGTTAATAGCCTGCCGTTGTGCTCGTGACTGTGTGAACGAGTCTTTGGACAAAAGGTCTGGAAGTCTGCGCCTACGACCAGTCAAGGTAGTCACATACCCAACCCGTGCGGCTTTAGTAATAGCAAGTTGTTTCCAACGAGTAAGTTCCGCAAAACTCTTGTAATAGTTATCAAGAATTGTCATGGCGTGTTCGTCATCAATCCCTGTAGTGCGAGCAAGTTTTGCGTAACCCCCACCGTATGCGGTAAGAAAGTTCACACCCTTACCAATCTGGCGTTCCTCTGAACTAACTTCTTCAACTGGCTTTTTAAACACAGCAGCCGCAGTTGCAGCGTGAATGTCTTCATTGTTTCTAAAAATGCGAAGCAACTGTTGGTCTTGGCTAAACATAGCCATGACTCGTAATTCAATCTGGTCATAGTCAGCAACCAACATGGTATATCCACTTGGTGGAACAAAGAGACTACGAATGGTTGAGTCTCGTGGGATGTTCTGCAAGTTTGGATTAGACGAAGACAAGCGACCAGTTGCTGCTCGGTGCAAGTTAAACGATGGGTGCAACTTACCGTTATTCAACTTAGGCAAAAGACCATCAACATATGTTGACTTCATCTTTTGGATTTCCGCATAGTTCAACAACAGTGGGATTAGTGGATGCTTATCTTTTAACTTCTCCAAAGCCTCGTTGTCTACAGACGGAGCACCCTTGTTAGTTTTCTTAGTTGGTTTAAGACCAAGCCCACCTGCTCGTTTACCCGTAAACAAATAGGTTTGTTTGTCCTTGTTAGAGTCTGGGTTAAACCCAGCATAAGAGTTGTCCACAATGTCTAAGAGACACTCTCTAATCTTGTTGTCTAACTCTTTGCGAAGCAGTTTAAGTGAGGCTGTGTTTACTGTAATGCCCTCATCTTCCATCAGCATGAGTACACGAAGCACTTCCATATCCTGTTTAATTGCAGGCTGGAGTTCTTCATGCATATTAAGTTTTGCTCGTAACTTTGAGTACAGCATCCATGTCCAACGAGCATCTAAGTGAACGTACTTAGCCGCAGAACTAAAGGGTACTGTGTTAATGACAGCACCAAGTTTTCCTTCTTTGGCGTAAGCGTCATGCCCACCAAAGTTTTGAGCAATTAAGTTGGTTAACGAAAATGATTGAGAGTTCTCATCTTCCAGATGTTGGAGAATCATTGTGTCAACATATGGGCCTGGAGGTAACTCTCCGTAATACTTCTTTATAGAACGAGCGTCAAACTTTACGTTGTGTCCTACCTTTGTAAGTTCACTAAAGAATATAGGGCGAAGCGCTTCAAACACTTCGTATTTAGATAACTGTTGTGGTGGTTCTGAGTACACGCCAGGAATCACATACTTGGCTTTAGCCATTGACTCCTTACCGCTTACAGTTACCTTGCGATATCCAGGTGGTGGAATGGTTGTACCATCACCACGCTCTTCTGGAACAATAATCTCGCCAAGAAGGTGACCCATTGGAATAGCCCATGAGCGACCATACGTAGCAATCCCAATCCAAAAGACTTCGTTGCGTAACGGGTCTAATGCCAAATCTTTGAGGTAACGCTGGCGAATTGCTTCTGTTGATGAAGCGACAATAGAGTCCGTAGGGTTCTTGAGTGTTGCGATGTGGTCTTTGCACTCTTTTGTAAAAAGTGCATTGATATCATCATGGCGCTCAATCACCCCACGGGACTCAATGTCAAAGGCGAACTCCCCTGCCTTTGTAACTACCTCAACAAGTTCATGCAACTCTTCAACGGTGTGTACCGTTTGTTGCATGAATCCTACTGAGCGTCAAGAATGTCTGTTGCTACTTCCAACAGTTCTGTGCGAGTAGGAATCTTGATAATGCTTGGGTCGTAAGCATTATTCTTCAACACCTTCATAGTGTCTTCGTCAAATGCTTTGAGGTTCCACTCTTCAAGGTCACGCTCACGCACCATCTGCAAAATGGTTTGTGTCTGTGCTCCCTTACCAGTCTTGGATACTGCCCAGTAGTTCTTGGACAAAGGTCCTTGGCGTGGGTCAAGGTGGAAGTTCTTAAGTTGGTCAATCAAACGAACGCCAACTTCAAACGACTTAACAATTGCTTCTTCTTCGTTGCTGAGTACAGCAATGTTGAATGCAAACTTGGTGCTTGGGCGATTGCCTGCATCACAAAGTGGGCAACCGTTTGGGTCATCGTGCAGACAAACAAATGACTTCTGGCCTTGGCGACCATCAATCCAGTGTGTGCGAAACGATGCATACGGCTCGTCTTCCAAGAACTTAATGACTTGTGTGTCTTCAGTTACCTTGAATCGTTGTGCGTATGGAGATGCTGCTTCTTGTACACGGTCTGCTGCACCCCAACCACGCTTAATGGTTTTAGATGCAGTAGGTGCGCTAACAGCCTCTGTTTTCTTCGGTGTGATTTCTTGCTCGTCATCTTCGTAATCGTCATAATTTGACATGATGTACCTTGCTCTTTCAGTGTTAATTTGACCAGTGTTCTTTTATGTGTTTTTTAAAGCCTACCCAATCTGCACCTTTTCCTCGTGGATTGTTGAGTCCAAAGTGTTCAACTGAGTAGAGCAATAACTCTACCTGCTTCTTGCTGTATAACCTACGCCCTTTCAAAGGTTTTCCAGGAATTTGTTCCCCATCTGGGGTAGCGGTTCTAAATGAAGGAGTAGGTATAAACCCACGTTCTTCCCACTTCCTGATGGTTCCTGGTTTCCTATCTAGGGCTTTAGCCACCTCACCTACGGTGTAGAAGGCTGTCTTCTCTCCACGAACCGTGTAATAGGTTGCGTGAAGAAAAACAAATGGGTCATCGTTAACTGCTGGTTTACTGCCTGCCCTGTTTTTGGGCGGCTTCTTACCAGGGTAGTTAGGCAAGTCCCCAAGGAAATCGTCTATGCCTTTAATGCCCAAGTTTCTTTCTCAACATAAAAGGTTTTAACTTTTTCTTGAATGTCTTCGTCATTCCAAGCAAGACCAAGCAACTTGTCCTCACTAAGAACTTCAATCACTTCTTTAACTGTATCCCAGTGACCATTCTCTTTAGCCCATGCTTCAGCAGCACTGGTATTGAATGACTTGGAGATACGGCGTTCACGCTTAAGTTCTACATCACCAAGGTCAATCCAGATGTTTCCTTTTTCGTCTGGTTTACCATGTGCGACCAGCATGTCCGTCAATTGTGCTTTGATAGCATCTGTTCGCTTTTGGGTTTGGTCAAGTAGCGACTTGTGGTTTTTATAGTCTTCAACTACTCGCCGTGCATGCGCTTCATCAAATTCTGATGCTGGTGTTTCTCGTACAATCTTTGCCATGTTATACCTCGCTGTTTGTTAAGAACGAAGACAGTGCGCCTAAGTTCAGTTGAAAGTTTCCCTTACTGTCGTACCCACCGTCAACAAAGGCTTTATTGATGTTTCTCTTCTCTTGCAACATTTCGTATTGTCTTTCTTCAATACTGCCCTTCATAACGAATGACACGATATTAACGTGTGGAAACTCAGATGACAACCTGATAATTCTGGCTTCTCTTTGGTCCAATTTTCCAGCGCTCCAAGGAAGGTCATAGGAAATCAAGTAGTTAGCCACGGGTAAGTCTACGCCGTAACCACCAGCATCAGATGACAAGAACAGCCTTGTGTTCTGGTCTGTAGCAAATTGTTGCTTGGCTTTATCTCTAGATAAAGTATCCATTCCACCCATAAACAATACGCTGTTAGTAAGGTGTTTAGTTGCTTCTTGAATAAGTTTAAGATTGTTCTTAAAAAATGAAAACAATACAATTTTGTTTTTAGGGTCTTCATTAAGAACATCTTCAATGTACTGAAGTACAGCATCTAACTTAGGAGTGTTGTACTTACCTGAAAGCATTCCACGAGAAATAATGTCTGCGGAATAGCGACTTCCTCCAGCAGTCTTATCATCCATAAACAAACAAGCAGATATATGTACTAATTGTGGGTTATCGCAGAACATGCGAAGAGTTGTAAGTTTGGACATAATGTCACCTTGTGCATCACCTGCACCAGCATTACCGTAGTAGTTAGCCCACAAATCAAAACTACGACCATGTTGTGTAACTGCTTTCTGAATTGCTTGTAACAACTCTTCAGCAATTACCTTGTATGTTGCTGCACCTGCTGAATCAAATGGAACAGGAATGAAGTGGTTAATAACCTGGGGTAACTGGTCTTGAATGTCCTCACGGGTTTTACGAACCATTACATCTTTCATGCTCTCATGTAATGATTTGAGGTTTCGGTATCTGCTTGGCTTGCCAAAGTGGTCACGGACAATAAAGGTTCGGTCAAACACTTCGTACTTACCCAGCACTGCTGGGTCAACAAACTCCATAATTGAAAACAACTCTTCTGGTCTGTTCTCAATTGGTTGACCCGTAAGTGCAAATCTGTAATGGTACTTTTTACCTATGCGCTTGATTAACCTTGAGCGCTTGGTTCTTGGTGTTTTAATCATTGTTGCTTCGTCAACCACAATGGCATCAAACTTATGCTTTTCAAAATCTGCAAGGTCGTTAGCCAGTGACTCTGGGTTCACAATTACATATTGAGAACTCAATGCTGTACGCCACAGTTTCTTGCGAGCAGCAACAGTCCCATCAATCACAATAGAAGATGAATCAGTAAACTTTTTAATTTCACGGTCCCATTGATATTTAAGAGATGACGGAACAACAACAAGAACTTTGGTCACTTCTTTGGATGCCAACAATGTTTCTAGTGCGGAGATGGTGGTTACTGTTTTACCAGCACCCATCACAAGAGCAAGAAGCATTTGACCACGGTCAATCATCAACTCGGTGGCCTCTTCTTGAAACGGATACAACTTACCCTTAAACACTTAACCACCAGGGAAATACTGAGGCGTTTTTAAGTGCTGTGATAATTTCGTCTTGAGTCATGTCACCGATGTCTTTTGCGTTCGTGTGTGCGTAGTGTATATATTTTATACCATTCCTGAAGGATGGTAGTTGCTTTTTAAGCCTTTTTGCGGAGTCAATACCTGCATCGTCATTGTCCATTGCAATGATAAGAGTGTCCACATGGTCTGAAAGAATCCTAATCTGTTCTTTACTAACCGCAGCACCAAAGGTAGCCAAACCACGAACACCGTTAGCAACTGTGTGAATACGAGCAACGTCTAACGGGGACTCAACAAGAACCGCAGTCTTCTTGTCCAGTTTGTCAATACCGAACAATGTCGCAGATTTCTTTACACCAATTGGATAGTTGCGAACCTTTGATGGTTCTTTCTCTTGCCAGCCAAGCAACTCTCCCATTGGAGAAACGATTGGCAAAATCCAAGCCTGCTTCTTTTCGTCAAACCTAATGCCATACTTTCGTGCAGACTCTCGGTCAATGCCACGAGTCCATAACCAATCGTCAGATGGTGCAGAGAATGCACTAAACATCTTCCAATCAACTTCTGGCTTTACTACCTCAACTGGTTCTGCTGTGAGCCTCTCTAGCCCAGTCTCAATGAGAAAAGAATGTACTGCAATAATGCTGTCAGGTTCACCTGTCAATTCAGAAACAAGCGTGGACAAGGTTCCTTTAGCACCGCATGAGTAACAAATCCACAAACCGCTACGTGCGTTCATGGACCATGATGGTGAGTTGTCTGCTTTACCTGTGGTCTTTTCATGCACAGGGCAACACGCAGAAATCTCTTTCTCACCTACACGCTTTACCTTGACACCTAAACGTGACAAGACATCAGCAATGTCAGTAATACCAGTTGTCCCTGTCGCTGTCATCATTCTCTCCCTCTTCTCCTACTTCTGTAAAGTCCATGTTGTTCCAGTCCCAGTTAATTCGGATTTCTCCAGATGGGGCAGAACGAGCAATAACTACACGAATGATTCCTTGGTTCTCAATGTCTGGGTCAGACTCAACAGCAAGTACCAAGTCAGAGTCTTGAGCAAACGATGAGGTGTAACCGATTGAGTCAACAGTTACTCTGCGTGACTTCTTGTTACCTAACTTCCACGAAAGAACCTGTGTAGTACCAACAATTGGAATGTCAGCATTTTGAGCAAGTCGCTTTAACGAACGAGTGATGTTAGTCAAGGCTTGTGGCGAACCTTTTGGTTCTCCCTGCTCGTCATCCATGAGGTACACACCGTCAACAAACAAAATGTCTGGTTTGTATTCCTGAACTTTTGCCGCTAGTGAACTTACTGTAGTAAGTGACGAGGTGTCTTCAGTAATGATAAATGGGTGCATGTTCTTGCGTAGTCGCAATGACTCACGCACTTTTTCAAACTCCTGGTCAGAAAGACTTGCTCTCAAGATATTGCTGTATGGAACTTTGGCAACAATCGCATCGTAACGTGCGGCTTGTTCTTCAGCCGACATTTCAAATGAAACAAACAGTGGTCGCTTACCGTGAATGTGGGCAGCGTTAGCCATCATCAAGGTCATCAATGATTTACCCTTCTTTGCTTCACCAACGAATGTAATTAACTGTTGAGGGCGAAGACCTGAAGTAATGCGGTCAAGTCCGTTAATCCCAGTGGGGATACCACGCAGAGAGTTTGGCATCTTGCGAAGTTCGTCATACTTTTCTAATCGTGCTTCCCAAGTCTCAATAAGGTTTACATCTCGTAGGCGAGCAACATCTGCTCCAGCCTTTTGAACGCCTGCGGCAAGCAACTTAAATGCTTCACTTGTATCACCAGCGTTAAGTGCAGGCATCGCTGCTGACATGGCTTCAACAAGGTTGCGTTGTCGGTAGCCAGCGTAGAGTTCATCAACCAATGCAGTGAATGGTTCTTGTTTGGCATCAACTACTTTTACTTCACCAAACTCCAAACTGAGCGCACGTTCAGTTGGAACTGAACCATGATTACGCCAGTAGGTAATTACCCATGACCAAATCTGGCCCCACTCTTTAGTGAAGTGGTCGGCTTTTACACCGTGCTTTAATGGGTATGAAACGTCTTGTTCATTGATTACTTTGCTGATTAAGAGTTGTTCTGCACTAGCCATCAGTTATTCCACGCAGTCTTTGATGAGACTACGGTTGCCCTGAGTCCAATTAATTTGTAATGCTCTTGGTCTGCAACATAAATCTGAGTGATACCACGATTGATGCTGAGGTCATAAGCAAGTTCTTTGATGTCTTGATATGCAACCACGTTTGTTGAAATCCCCTTCTTGATTAACCACCTGTCTATCGCATCAGCGACTTGAGGTGGAAGCAGTGTATAAACCTCTGTACCGATACCCAACCTGTTTACGGAGTCACTCAGCGATTTTATTGGAAGAGTGTTTGGTTCCCACAGACGGAGGTACGAATCCCATTTCTCATTGCGTAAATAATAAGATGCCTTAACTTTTGCCAAACCTTCTGGAGGATTAGCAAGCACACCCTCAAACATGGTTGCTTGAGAGCGAGCAGTAAACGAAGACAGGTCATTACCTTGCATGTTGACTAGTCCTGTAATCCTTTCCTTCAAACGGAATCTGAAGCGTTGAGTCTTGAAGAATTGATGACAAGCGTGGTCCATAAACTTTTGCTAAAGATGCAATGGTGTATTCGGAAGTAACGATAGTAATCAACTTCTGTTCATACCGACTGTTCAACAATGATACAAGAGCACCTTTTGTAAAATCAGTTTTCTTCTCAGCACCAAGACCGTCAAGCACCACAATGTCATAAACCGAATTGAGGTACTTAAGCATGTACTCATCGCCGTACTCTTCTGGCAACTCCCCGTCATTACGAATCTCATCGTAAGAGGCTTCAACAAACTTTTCGGTAGTGATAAAGAAACCACCAACTTGTTTAGTTGCCAGTAACTCTGTCAACATTGCAGAAGCAAGGTGAGTTTTTCCTGTGCCAGTTGTTCCGCATAAATACAAACCTTCTCCGTTTGTACGGTTGTCATCAAAGTTCCCCATCCATCCACGAATGGCCTTGACAACACCCCAACTACCAACTTCTTCGTTGTAGTTTTCTAAAGTCTTATCTGCATACCTACGAGGAATGTGTGCGTTGGATACACGCTCTTTTGGTTGGCGGTTGCGCCAGTAACGAGGACCATGCCAATCAGTCATTAAGGTACTTCTCCAATCGTGGGTCAAACTTCATCTGGTCTTGTGCGGTCTGCACTGTACTGCCCTGAACACGTGCGAACAACTCACCTCTTCTTGCAGCAAATGCTCGCCACGGAGTTTCTTGTTCTTTTAATGGTGTTCGTTTAATATCATCAGCAAACAAGTCAATCATTTGGTAAATCTGTTCATGTGTTACCGAGTCTGCAACCATTGTGCTAAAGATTTTCATCATGGCTGGACCGTTAACAGGGGCGTTTAAAGACATAGACATACCAGAAGTCCTATCGTGAAGGTATGCAACTAAATCTTTAAGGTTCTTCTTCTTTGTTGGTTCAGCCTTCGGCTTGTCTTCATCAGCGCCGATTACTTTGACATCCCAGTCATCGTGTTTCTTTTTCACTCCGCCTCCAAGTTTTTAATCTGGCGCATCCACCTAGGGTCTTGAAGCATAAAAGTAGGAATTTTTCTATCTTTCTTTTTGGCTCCCTCTAGGGAATGATTAGTCTCTATAGATTGGGTGTCAGGGGTGACACCCTCCGAGGGTGTCGCTGGTGACACTAGGGGGGTGTCACGGGTGACACTATGGGGGGTGTCAGGGGTGACACCCTCCCTGGATTTCGGGTTGTTGAAGTCCACGGTGTACAGGTTTGTTTTGTTGTTTCCAGCCGAGGCTTTACGGATAGTTTTTCGTAGTACCCCAGCAGACTCAATCCGCTTCATGGCACGGATAATCGTGCTCCTACCCAGACCTGTCTTTTCAGCAAGGTGGTCATAAGACGTAGTGAATTGCTGTGTGTCGTTGTCCATGTACTTCAAAGCGTTTACTAGTACGCATAGGGCTACTGGGTCGTTTCCGATGTACTCCATGACCCAACTTGGAATCGGGATAAAGGTTCCACTGAACTTTGCCATGTTTGAATTTCTCCTCTTTGTGTGTTAACATTTGGTTATGAGAAGGACTTCTTCCTTCTCTGCCATCCCTGGTTTCCCCTTTCTACAGGGTTGGCTTTTAGGATTGAGGGTGGCAGGGTTTCCTTCTTTGACCTGCCACTCTCTCCTATAACTCTTTGGTCTGAATAGACCCGTCAGAATAGACTGTAATCTGCATTACAGGCTTTACAACGGTCAAAACCTTCTCCATGCGTGGGGTAGACACTACTTCAGGTTTTGGCTCATCCTGGGGCTTCCTAGTGGCCTCTGAGGGGGTATGACCAGGGTCTACCGCTAATGGAGCAAGCCCATTGGTCAGTTCCAAGCATTCAAGGTTTCGGTCACTTGCCCCAAAAACCAGTTCCTTGGTCAATTCCGTAGGCTCTCCAGATTCATCTGTATCAAATAACACAAGAGTCTTAAGGTTGCCTTCAGCAATAGATTCAGCAAGCGTAAATGCATCGTGTACAAGGTATTCTACTTTGTACACAAGCATAGAAGCATCAACAACTGATGGGTGTACTTTCCCTGTTGAGTACACAATGAATTTTTCATTGCGAGTAATAAGCCAGTCAAGGACTCGTGCTTGACCTGCGGTTGGTTTACCTGTCCAAATGACATGGAAGCAAGTTCCTTGTGTGTCGTTCAGCCCAGTTTCAATTACGTTTGCGGAAGCGTTTCCTGTTCCACCGATTAAGTATTCCATGTTGTTTCCTTATTTGATTGATTTTTTATGTGCCATATCTCCAGTTAGGGTGAGTAAGCGTAGCAGGGTGTGTACTGCTCCTGCAAGTGTCGCTACCACTAAACCTGACAACCATCGTTCATCAAAAGGAACAATAAAGATTGTAATGTAAGACAATATTGTTCCTGTAGTCACTTTAACCCAAGGCATTACTTCTTTTGGTAATAATGATTCAATAATTTGTAACGCTTTGTAAACGGCTAATGCACAGATTATGTAGTTCATGTAAGTCCTGGAATCCAATCGTAAACAATCTCGTAGTCAATGTTTGTGTCAAGCAGCATGGTAACGGGTAACAATTGCGGAATCAACTTTTCTATAGCAAGTTCTGTCTTGCCTTTGTTAGTTGAGTATGTAGAGTAAGAAGCATATTGTGCTCCATCCCACTGGGAATCCGAAAAGTTATCTTGGTAAATAAATCCACCAAAGTCTGAATCACCATTAAAGAATGTTCCATAAGTTTTTGGTTCAACCATCCACTGGTTTACCAATACAGAGTCATTTGCATCAAGTGCGTAAATGAGTACTGGGTATGCCATAGCACTAGCACTATCTGGCATCAGAATTACACGGCGTTCACTTGGTGCTATTTCAACAGGGATTAAATTGTCTGTTTGTTCATCTGTGTTCCACTCAGTCCAAGCGGCTGATGCTGACCAATATGAACCCCAGATATCTCCATCACCATCAACCATTATTGAGTTCCAGTAGTCAATTTCATTGTCTACTGGTACAGCAGTTTTTGAGACAAGGGCAAATTGTGCAGAAGCAGAACTTGCATTTGTTACAAACAAACCACCTTCAACAGATGCGTAAGTACAAGATGCACTTGACGAACTGAAATCCCATTTTTTAGTTCCAGATGTAACAACAAACTCAGAGTCAGCAATGAGGTTTACTTTTTCTGCATACACACGAAATGTATACCGTGGTGAAGAGTAGTTCTCAATAATTTCTACTTGACAACCAGTAACAGCAATTAAATATTGTTTGATTGCAGACAATGTTCCTTTACGCTGTCGGTAGTATCCAATGTCTTGAATTATTTGTCGGATGCGAGAAATACCAATGTCATCTGGTGTTACTTCCAGCCCAAACATGTCTGCAAGTAGCGTAAGTGATTGTGATTCAGTTACGTTTGGGTCATAGTGTTGCATTACAGAATCAAACAAAGTTCGTGTTCTGTTTAACTCAAAACCAAATGTGCTGAGGTATCTTTCCAACTGACCACGGTCTAGCCCTTGTGGGTCTAGGTTGCGCCCATACGTGTCATTTACACGGTGATGAGTAGGTATGCGTGACCAAATTTGCTCTTCGGAACCATAATCATATGGAACAAGTTCTTGTAGGTAAGCCACACGTTCGTACCAGTTGACTGCACTGATTCCAGTACCACCCTGGTTCCAATGTAAGAACATTGAGTAGTACGCCCATTGACCTGTAGGAACACCATTATGTTCAACTGAATAAACTGAGTCGTATGAATACTGCGTTTTGATTATTGCACCGTCACGAACTGTTTCTGGTGGTCCAGTTGGCGAATACACAATAACAATGTCAGTAACTACCGAACTCTCACTTAAGTTTTCTTCTGCTGGTGTGATTGTAAAGTTTGTCCACTCAAGAAGTACCGAAGAGTAGGAGTTAGCAATTGCTGTAAATGAAGCAGTTGTTGTTAAGTTTTCTGTAACAAAAACAATTCCATCGGAACGTATTGCTGAGTCACTGTCTAGTCTGGTAAGACCAGTAGGTGTTGTGGTACTAATACCACGAACATAAGAACCAAACGGGTTTGCATCTGGACTTAACTCTAAGTCAGTCCTTCGTACTCTAAAGGATACTCTTGCCATAATTAAACGGTGATTCCTCCGCTAGAAGTAATAACAATGTTCTTTAACAAAAGAAGAGATGCTTCTCCAGAACGCACTCCAGATACAACAGGGTCCGAGCCAACTACGTCAATAACATCGTCAACTAAACCAGTTGTAAATTCTTGTACAGTTGTGTACTGAACTCCATCTACGGCAAGAATTGTTTGGTACAACTCTCCAAGTGTTATCGTTTGGTTGAAATCAACATTTTCAAATGAGAACATGTCTTTAACCGCAAGAGCAACATCTTCTTCAATTGCATCACGAACATAGTTAGGCAACACACTTAAAGTAAATTTAATAGAAACTTCGTCAAGTTCAACTTCAGGCATTACGACCATGTTTACCCCCACCATGCTTCGTGGGTCAATGTAATCGTAAATTGTGTCTCGCACTTCTGTATCTAATGCAAGTGGCCCAGTAGTAGGGTCAACAGACACGGTTCCGTCATAATCGTTAATGTTTCCCAACGCATAGATTTTTACTTGAGCGTTTCTAACATAACCATCAGAAACAGATGCTGAAGCAACACTTGCTGATGCTAAATCATAGAGAAGTGTGGTTCCACTGCTACCTGTTTTTACTACGTAAGTGCCATTAAATGTGTCGTCAATATTGAACACTGCGATTGTTTCTCCCACAGAAAAAGTGTGTGAAGAATCGGTAGTTAGTTGTGCAACACTTGCTGACAATTGTTTGTTTGTAATGCTTACTTGTTTAGCAGCAACATTATTTAATACCGCTTTTGCTTTAACAACACCAGAGGTACGAAGTGTAAGGTCTTGGTAGTCCGTCAATGACACAGCACGGTCTTGCGACCTAAATGAAGATGTAATGTTTTTACGTAAGATTTCAATGCTTTCAGGATTTGCACCACCAAATGCTTTAACTGTGTTTGGGATAATAACAAGACCGTCATACCCTGCACCAATACTTGAATCTAGTGATTCAAAATCAGTAATGGTATTAGCGGATACGTTTCCTTCAGCGCCTCGTGAAGTCCTGTAAGTAACAGTAATGACAGAGTTAGTGGTTGGCACTTTCCCGTTTGCGTTGTTACCAAAAGTAAGAATCGTGTAGTCATCCGATGTAATGCGTGTTGAATATACAAGGTCTGTTCCAGTAGCATCAATCAATCGTTCAATTTGAGAATAAGAAACAGAAGAGCCACCAGGTCCTTCATTCACAGTAACTGTAATTGACCTACCTACTACGTTTGGTTGGTTAAGAATAATCTGTTGATTTGAACCATTAATGCTTGTGTAGGACTCAGTATAAACTTCACCCTCAGTAAGTGGGACTCGGATGTTTCCGCCTGATTTTGAGTACGTAACATAGTTAGGAACACTTGTTCCACTTACGTTTATAGCAATTGGTGCTTGACTTAAAAAGATAACGTCAGAATTATCATATGGAGATTTACCAACAAACCTAGTATTTCTAGGAATAAGAACTGGCGCTTCATCTGTGCAGATAGAATCAGAAGGATTAATGAATATAATCGCAGTTGCGTTACTTACTCCTTGTGCTTTGTAGTCTAAGAGGCTTGCTAAAGCCAAAACGCTTGACCGTTGTGTAGCAGTTTCCAAAAATGCTTCCTGTGCAACCCTGTCAAGGTAGTAGTGGAGTGTGTCGCCAAGGTATGCCCATAGGTCAACAAACACCATGCCAAAGTCCGTTGCTTCACGAGATGTCCATTCGGGGATAGTTTCTGAAGCACGTGAAAGCAGGTCTTCACGAATAGACGCATAGTCCCTATTGGTATAGTCAAATTTCATCATAATGGGGCATCCTCAGTTAACTGGAGTGGATTATTAATTGTATATGTAGTGGTCTTTACCATGTTTGTATATGGAAACTGGTAAGTAACCCTAATCCCAAGACTGTTTGGAAGACCAGTGGATATGTCTCCCTGTTCTATTTCCTGAACATCTATAGAAATAATGGTTATTGATGGTATTAAGGTGCGTAGTTCAGCAAGAGACTCCATCTTAAACTCTTCAAAAACAAGTGGGTCAAACGACTCAAAGAGAAGGCTGTAGGAGTTTGAGCCAAATAACTGACTCATCGGGCGCTGACCCTGTTGAGAAAGTAGATATTCTCCTATCTGCTGTTCAACATTAGTCTCAACATCTAGTACGGCTTCTGTCTTTCCGTACTGATTAATTTGGAATGGGTATTTAAGAATCATAAGACAGTCATCCTTGTGGGTTTACATTAAGAATAAAAACATTAGTAAAAGATTCATCATCAGCAGTTACAACTACTTGTTCTCCATTTTGTGGCATAGGCCAAACTCCATCAATTTTCTTTCTACCAATTTTAGAAATTGTTATTGATTTATCATTACCAAACTTGGTAGGAATACGAACCCGTATCTCCCCAGTCTCTGAGTTGGTATAAGAAACAATTGCTCTGTAAATATTAGTAAACATAAGCCATCTCTTTTTCTGTTACCCATCGTGCTTGGATTAAATTTGATTTGGGAGGTTTCTTATACTGCGGCTCGTTTATAAATGTTCCAGCAACATCAATTGTTGAATCTGTTTTAATACAAAGTTTTGTAATGTAGTGGTCTGTGTTAATAGAGTGTTCAACACTTTCTACAATCCAGTAACCATCAAACCTTGAATCATAGTTTTTAACCAGAACTAAAGAACCAGGAACTGGGGTTGAAATACCAGCAACTGTTACTTCTGCATAATAAGGAAAACTGTTTAATTTATAACCTTTTGTCATCTGGTTTAAATGCGCTTTAGATTGAGATTGAGTAGATATGCTATGCGTAAATCTGTTCTTTACTTTTTTTCCTAAACGTGTTCCTGCCAAAGCAGAGGTAGAACTTGTAATGGTTTTTCCTCTTTTATCAAGCGTGTTGATGTCATAGTTATGGCTATTGCCGTATGGTGTGACATCTCCAAATGTTCCTTTAAACTCTAAGATGCTTCCAGGTTTTCTATTCTTACCTGCTGCTCTCCCTGGAGACTCCAACTCCGTAATAGGTTGGTTATGAAAATATCCAGAGAATGGGTCATACACATTAATGTGTGAACTAGTAGCGGTAACACGGTATCCAAACTTGTTTACCTCAGTTACAAGTAGTTCCCAATCAGATTGATTCTGTTGTGAAATAACTGGAATAACAAAGTCATTATTAGGAACTGAGTACGAGGCGTTGTATTTTTTTGCCAGAGTTTTTACCAACTTAGATATTGTTGTGTTTTTATATATAGTGTTACCAATTGTTTTCATTTCGTAACTAGTACCCATACACACAATCTTTGCTTCTTGTATTAATGAGTTGTTTACAGAACCCATTCTGCTATAAGCACCAGCATCTACATAAGCCACATACCCATAGAATGCTTTTTTATTTGCTGAATTATTACCAAGAGAAATGTATACGGGTAAACCAACATAGCCAGTGATTGAAGAGGCTGGAAAACCTGCATAAGTAATTATTGCCATGTCGTGCTTGTCTTCGGCATATGAAACTTCTACAGCAACAATACTTGAGTCACTTACGTTTCCACCGAAAACAGATACATCAAGGAGTACCCCTTCATTAAAAAAGTCTTTTCTAATCATTGTGGTATACGTATTTCCATTCCAGGAGCAAGGTCTAATGGAAAAGAAATCTGTGGGTTTACATCAGCAATACGCCACCATTGTGATGCATCTCCAAATAACTTAAACGCCATGTTTTCAATAGTGTCTCCCGATGTGACTAAGTAACGAGAAACTCTTACTGGGTCTGAGTCTTTACGTGTAGCAATAATTTTTCCGTCTGCACCAATCTCAGAACTCACAGCATACCTAGATAAACCGTTAATCATTACATACCTACTGACTTAAAAAAGCGAACACCTTCACCAGATACGTTTGCACCTGCACCAGTTATATCACGATAGCCACCGTTATTCCATGCGTAAAACCATTCATTGTTATCCATAAAAGCATTATGAACTTCAAAAGTTTGTTTTTTATAATGCCAGTCATACAAAAAGATTGTTGTTCCTGGCATCACATCATCTTCAATTCTCCAACGAATACCTAGTTCAACAGTAAACTTGTCTTGTGCAAACGGTTTAAGCAGTGTTCCTGACGTGATATCTGGTCTATTTGTAGTATCAAATGCCCAGTCAGTACCCTCACCTTTGGTGGTAAACCACCTGTCTGTTGTCTGCCCACCTTTATTTGTGTGCATCAAGTCTTGACCAAACCTTCCAGTATCTGCTGTGGCTAACTGGCCTTCTACTTTAAACACCCACGGGTCTTTTTCAGTTCCCCATTGGGCAAAATCGGTTGAAGATTGTTTTGGTGGTGCTCCTGGTTTATAGATGTAACTTCCAGGTGCGTTGGCAACAAATGTTTGACGAGACTTTGCAGTTCCATTTGTGTTTACTACGTGTGAATCCCAATAAACTTTTAACACTCCATCCCAATAAAAACTAAAGTTCTTTCCTTCACTCTTCCATTGGTTTATCCAATCCTCACCATTTTTACCAATACGTGTTTCTTCACTTATCCAAAACATTACTGATGATTCATCTGTTTGCTCAAACAAATGTTTAAACAGGAGAGCAGGCTGTTCAGGTCCAGTATTTTCTGGACCTGGGCTAAATGTTGTTTTACCTTTTCTAGGTACGTGGTTTATAGAATAAATTCTGTTAAAGAAGTCTTTTTTCTTTAACAGGTCATCGTATTCTTTATACCTATCAAACTCAGGGGTGTTTGGAGATGGGGTCGTCTGTACTGGTGCATTATTATCACCAACATCAATGTCTGGCAACTGAGTAAGGAACGTGTTCTGTTGAGCAAACCCCATGTACAAAGCCTGCATTTGAATCATTACAGTTGCTTGTGTTGGAATCATGTCAGAAGAAAACTTGTTAAACGTAACTTGGATTGATTGAACAAAACCCTCAACCATCATCCATTTAGTAAATAGGATACGAACAGGTGTAGGTGTAAGGAATGCTTTGTTACCAATGTTCATTGAGTATGCGTCATACCTAGTTTGGTCAATCTTCTTAGTGTCTTCACCCGTTGGGTTAGTTGGAGAACTAGGTGAGTCTTTAGAAAATCCCCACTTGTTGCCAGCAGCATCAGCCTCTTGTTTATTTTTTATGGCATTATAAATATCTTTTGCAAGACCTTGACCAATAACGTCATCCAAAATTAAAATGTCAGCGAGTACACCAATACGTGTTACCCATGAAGGGTCATATGGTTTTGATGGGTCTAAATAATCTATTGTATTTGTTATGTTTTCTCTAAAGTTTGCTTTTACTGTTTTATCCCCAACAAGGTATCTTTGTGAGGCAACCTCTGCTTCTCGGTTAAACAAAAGTTCAAAAGCAAAACCAGCCTTACCAGGAATTGGTTGGGCTAACTGAGATGGGTCTTGGTTAAAGAAGAACTGCATATCGCTTTCAGCAGTAACCATTCTTGTAATGTTGTCAGGGTTAAATTGAAAGTTACATTTCATATTTCTAATTGTTGAAGCAGTTGACTTACTAGTAGTCTGCGCTTGTTTATTTTCTTTATCGTAAAACTCAGTAAGTCTACGAATATAACCACGTTCTACTGTTACTGTTTTATTGTTTACCGCATCACGATTTGTGTAACCTGGATAAATAAATCTAGGGTTTTGGATACCACCATTAGGGGTATTCCATGATTTGTTTAAAGCACTGTTTGGGTCATAGTCATAAGCACCTTTTAATGACGAGTCAGGTCCGTCAGCAGTAGTACCAGTACTAGATGTAACACCAAAACCACTTCTACCGTTAGCGTCAGTACGTTTAATAGCACCAGCCGATGCCTGTTTTTTAGTATTGACTTTTACTATTGGAGTATTAACATTTGCATTCAAAGTTTGCAAACGAACTTGTTGCGCTTTTTTAGAAGCATAAGCATCAGCCTTTGCTCGTGCTTCTGGGCTATTTTCTCCAGCCATTATTTACTCCTCAACAATTCTCTACGTAATTCTTTGTCTAGCATTTGGGCAATTTGATGAGCCATTGCTCGTGCATCTTGAACATTGTTACCAGTAGATGTCACGTGAATAGTTGGCGCAATAGTCACATTAGTTCCACCACTAACGGTCAAGTTGGTTCCACCACGAGTAGGTGAACTAAATTGTGGGTCACCACGATTAAGCCCAAGTTCTGCTACGGCTGCTTGAGCCTTTGGCATCCACTCCGATGTTCTTGCCATTGGTCCACCTTCTGTGTTCCAAGGTGTGTAATTGCCACCACCAAACTCCAAACGTGCAGCCTTGATATTTGTTAGTGGGTCCCAAAGTTCTTCATCGTTAGAAATACCATAACGCTTTCTACGAACAGTACCCATAGGGTTTGTTGGTGTATCAAGCATATTGATTTGGAAAAGGCCATATGACTTATCTGGTGGTTTACCGTTGAACACTCCAGGAATCCAGTTAGATTCACGACCAGCAATAGCAAGCATGTTTACTAAGTCTTGTCCTTTAAACCCACGCTTGTACATCATCTGAGCAATTGTTCGTGGGTCCATTGCCTTCATGCTCCTAGTACCCTTTGGTGGCGGTGTACTTGACACACGTGTTTGTGACACACCATTGACACTTGGGGATGATGAAGAACCAGTAGAAGTGTCATACATAGTGTGGTTTACGCCCATAGCAGAAACTTGTTCAGATAAAGACATTCCTTGAAGGTTTACATAATTACTTCCTTCTACTCCTCCAGCAGAAACATATTTGTCACCAACAAAGTCAGGACCAATTCCATCCCAACTACCTTTTTGTACGCCAGCAGGAGTACCCCACGGTGAGCCTTGCTTCTCATACTCGTAACGTGAGTTAGGGATGTCGTTAGGTTGTACGTGCCACTTTTCTCCGTTTACATCTTTAAATGTTTTAAGACCAAAGCGTTCTGCGTTAGCAACAACCCAATCAACATCTCCAATAAGGTCGGCAGCCAAACCAAGTTCGTGCATAGAACGACCTGGAGGTGCTGCTGGAGCACCTGTCATAAGTTTGTATTCTTTACCGTTCCAAGTAACATCGCCCTTGCTTCCATCTGTTACTTCTCTGTAGCGAGAGTTAAACAATTGGCTTTGTGTTTCTTGGCTACGGAAACCTTCCCCAATACCTACGTTAGGGTTTTCTGCAAACATGCGAAGCAGTCGGTCTTTAAATGTTGAGTTAAGTTTTCCAAACGTAGGCACGTTACCTAATGATGAAAGAGGTACACGGTTTCCTTTTCCGTAACCAACAGGAACACTCTTACCATTAGAGGCTGCTTGGTTTCCAGCAGAGCCTGGTTCAACGGCAGGGTCACCTCGGAATAATGAACCACCAAGCATGGTCATTGCCATACCAAGTGGGGCAGTAGCAGGGTTGCTTAAAGACATAGCACCAATACCCATCAGTGCTCCGCCAATACCTTTTTCTACTAAACCACCTTTAAAGTCCATTCGCTTACCAATAAGCGGTGACAGAACTTCTTCAAGTTTTCCAAGTGCTTTGGTTACGGCTTGGGTGTTCTTTTCCATTTGTGCAAAGTTGTCAGACTGACGCTTATAGAAGTCTTCATCCCTTCCTTCTTTTGTTCGGGCAGTTTCTTCAGCCTGTGTAGCAAAGTTGTCTTCAATTCCCATCATCTTTCGTTGTGACTTTTTGGAAGGGTCATACATTCCCTTCCCACCCTTTTTCTGATACTGCACATTTGATTCTGCGTAATCAAGAACAAGGTCAACCATGTCTTCAGGAACACCAGATGCCAACAAACGAGCACGTGTGGCAGAACCTTGTTGACGAGCACCTGCCAACATCTTTTCGTTAGTAAGACCAGTACGTTGTGTAATGTCCTTGATTACTTGGTCCATTGACCGTTGTTGCCCACCAGGGCCATAAAGACCAGTACCAAGCATCATGGTCATTCGGTTGTTTACTTGAGCAGAACCAAGTGTTTGAGCCATTGATGCCATATCACCTGTGCTCAATGAGTAGCCAGATACTGCACGAAGACCTGCCATACCTGCGGCATTCTTTTGGGCATCAATACCAGTGCTTGCCTGCAACGCAAGAAGTTCGTTAATACCGCCGTATCCTAAACGCTCACCTTGTAGAGGTTTACGCATTTGATGGTAGTACTGGTTTTGAGTAATACCCATGCGCTGTTGGTAGGACACAGCCAGTTTGTCAGCGCTTAATGAACGGTCATAGTTAGAACTGATTCGGCTATCTAATGCTTGAATAGCAGCACTAACAGCAGTTAATGCTTGTGCTGTCCTAAGACCTTTAACTGGTGTTAGTCCTCCCCCATCACCGTCACCGCCACGACCAAAACCACCACCTATGATGTTTATGGTATGACCCTTAACGCTTTGGATTGCGTTGTTTGCTGAAGCGTCATTGACTACTGAGCCAGTTAATGCAGGTACTGGGTTGTCTGGGATAGCACCAGTTGCTGGGTTTGCGCCTCCACCAGCGCCAAGAGCCCCAGGATTAATCTTAGAAATACCTTGAAGAAGTTTTAGTGTCTTCTCTAACTTGGTATTAATGTTTGGGAGTTGTTGGTTAAGATACTGGAAGGAGGCTTTCATCTCCTTGATACCAGCACTTATTTTATTAAACTCAGTTGTATCTAATTTGAAGCGAGCACGAACGTCAGCAGTAGCACTGCCTTTAGGGATACCTTTACCGTTGCCTGAGAGGTCAGGTTCGTTCTTAGCCATGATTACTCCTGTTTACGCCATTTGCTCATTGCTGACCAATACGCCCTTTGGCGTACTGTCATCGTCTTAATATCCTTGAGCGTGAAGCCCTTGTAAACCGTGGCAATCGTATCGTACTCCCAATATAGTACTACTAAATCAGCCGAATAAAAGTGCGGCCCAGTTGAGCATGATTGGGAATGGTTGCTCGCAATGGGCGCAGAGGGCTTCCACCTCCTTGATTTCTGGCCCTGGTTGTGCTTCAGATAGCGCTTCAACAATCTTTGCTCGGTCTTTCATACCCAATTTTTTAGCCCATGCAACAGGGTCAGCAGGCTTTTTACCTTCTTCCCAAACAGCACAACGAGCAATTAAAAACGTATTTTGCTCAGGAATGCTTCTTGCTTTTAGTCCTACAAACTGACTGTCACTTGCGGTAACAAGATTGAACTGCATAATTGTTCCATCTTTTAGAGTTACCTTAAGCGGTTCCTTTGGGTCTTTATCTGACTTCTTTACTGGGAAGTCATTCAAGTCAATTTGTACATCGTTTGATTTAACGCAATGTGGGCAAATAATTTGGTACTCACGAAAGATTCCGTAAGTAGCACGAACTGTTTCCAAAAATAAAGCATCTCGGTCACCAATAATTAGGTTGTCAACCAACCCTGGATTCTTTGTAATGTCTATATTTCCAATGGAAACAACACTGCGCTTGAGCAGATGGGACATGTACTGTGCGTACAAAAGGTCGTCATCAGACTCAAGCGCAGCAAGTGCTTCTTCGTCTTCACCATTTAACTCTTTTACAAATGCAGTTGTTTCCCACTCCCCTGTTTCCTGGTTTTTAAGTCCACGAAACAGTTCAATTTTTCCGTATGGAACTATCTCCATACGGGGTGTTGGGTCAGCAATTGCAGCGTTAAGCGACATTGCTTGTGCGTTGTTATCCATGTTTTCTCCTACTTGTATTTTTTTTTAATTACTTAAGTTTAATTACGATAGCAGTGCGTTCTCGCCAGTCAGTGCAGCAATCTCCGAATCTGACCATGCAATCTGGAAACCTTCGTGGTGAAGGTTCATTTGCTGAATCATAATTCCGTTGTCTCCAGCGTTCAAGTCACTTAGACCGTATGCACCAGGCCAGCAGTTGTACAACCTAAATGCCAACTTTACGTTTCCTGGCTTTACGTTTGAATCTGCTGTGTTGTCGTACTGGTATTGAACACCAGTTGCTGTGTATGGGTGGTCGTAAACCTTAACGGTTACGTCACAACGATAGTTAGTTTCGTCACCCTTAGCACCTTGGTCAAAACCCTCTGTACCTGTTCCACCAACCCATGCATGCATGAACTTGGTCCATTTCCAAAGTTGGTCTTGTGATGCAAAAGCACCACGAGCAAATGACACTGCTGGGAAGTCTGACTGCCCAACCATCTTATGTGGGTGAGTGTTCATCCCACCTTCACGGTAAGCAATCAGTTCGTTCTGAACTGAAAGTCCACCTACTTGAGCAAAGCCAAGGTCACCAATACCAGTTAGGTAGTTAGTCAAGGCTGTACCAATAGGTGTAAAGCGTACTGTGAATTTAAAGTTGCGTAGAGGGTCGGTCCTCTGTGTTCTTGTTGCCATTGATATCTCCTAGATATTCGTGGTGACGGTGCTTCCACCAGTCCATTGACTGATGGTGATTACGATGAATTCGGCTGGTGACTGCAATGCAACTCCAACCTCAATGTTTACTGTTCCGTTTTCAATATCGTTTTGCGTGTTGTTAGATGAGTTACAACGGACAAAGAATGCTTCCGTTGAAGTACGGCCCTTCAAACCACCTGAAGCCCAGAAGGTGTTCAGGAGTGAAGAAACACGCACCGTAAGGTCTGCCCACAAACGCTCATCGTTTGGTTCAAACAAAGCGCTTTGAGTGCTTTCCTTAAGAAGGTCCTTAAGGTAGTTAAGTGAACGGCGAACTGTGATGTACTTCTCAGAAGTATTACGTGCCAAGGTGCGAGAACCATTGATAACTACTCCAACGCCTGGAACTACGTTAAAGAGGTTCAGTTGGCTATCCTTGTACAAGTTACCTTGTTCGGTTTCTGTAAGGTTTGCTACCAAACCATATACGTTTCGGATGTCCAAACTATAGCCAGCAGGTGCTTTAGCAACACCACGGGTTACTTCTGAACGAACCATTGCACCAAGAACCGCACCACCTGGGTAGGTATTGCGGATAGCGGCAGCACCAGTTTTTGTTGGGTCAAACATTTTCATTGCTGGACCGTAAACTGCTGCGTAACCAGACTTGGTGTAAGGCTGTACTGCGTCAGCAAGTGCTTGCTTGTTTGTTGCGTTTAGTGGGGTATCAACAATCAACAACGAGTTTCCACGAGTTGACATCACCGTAATGGCATTGTTAATAATTGTTGATGAGGTTTGCCCAACAAGGTTAAACAAGAGTCCCGATGTAATGGTTTCGTGACGGGTAAGAGCAGTAGCCCAATCAACGGAATCAATTGCGCCTACTCCCTCAGAACCGTTGGAGAATGTAGTGGTTGTTACGTAGTCATCAACACCAATACCAGTTACGGTAAGTGTTGCATTGCTAGCCACAGTTGCTACAGTTGAAGCACTAACATATGACGAGTAAAGGTCAAGAACGGTTGAAACATAACGGTAGTTAGCAGGGTCAACAGAAAGATTTGACCAGCGTTCTACTTCGCTACCATCAAGTTTAACTGTCAAGGTAAACAGCGAATCCTTGGTAATCTTCGGTGCTGATGACAGGTCTGTCAATGTTTCTGTGTCAAAGGTGTAATCAACAGACAAGTCGTTACCCCAGGTTCCAGGTGATTTGGTAATCAAGAGGATAAGGTTTGCACTACTTCCACCAGTTGGCGTTGCTGTCAAGGCGCTGTAAGCGTATGTTGACGTTGCATCAATTACACGGGTAACATAGGCTGCTTGACCACCGTTTGCAAAGTAGTGGTAGACAGCATAACCAAGGTCGTAGTTGATGTCTAATGCACCAAACAAACTGGTGTACTGTGACCATGTAGTCACAAGGGTTGGTTCTGTTGGTCCACGTTCTGCTGTGCCAATAAATGCAGCAGAAGTAGGTCCATTTGCAGTTGTCAAGTTGGTCGCAAACGTACCTTCCTGTACGTAAACTCCTGGGCGTTCGTATGCCATTATTACTCCTAAAGTGTAAAGGGGATTGGAAAAAACTTACTCATTGAAGACATGCAGTTGAGATGTAATTGTACTATTAATTTGAGTAACGGGTTCTGTGCCTTGCAGAGCATCAAGGTCTTGACCTGTGATTTCTGCGGACATTTTGAGAGTTAATACCTTACGGAATATGCGCTTTCGGTAACCCGATTCCATATCCAGCAAGTCTGCGTTGGTCCAGTCCAGCATGTCAAAACGGCGTACCGTTCCGTCTGCTGGTATGTCTATGGAGTTCCAACGAAATGGGGCGACTTTTCTAATAATCCCAGAAGTCAATTGTCTGTCATGTAGGGCAGACCGTGTGTAAATAGATACCTGATAAAGCAGGTCTACTGGGATAAAGTCGTCAAAACTAAGGATGCTGGTGCTTGCTGAAACACTGGCGCTTTCGCTAGGCCAGTAGTTAACAAACGCAGGGCGGTCTTCATATAGCCCACTACCTGTGGTGTCTATGTACGCACCTTGGTCAGACAACTGGCGTTCTGTAGCATGAAGAACGTCAATAAGTTCTACCGTAATAAATGGGTAGTCTCGCTCTGTTTCTCCTTCTGGGTAACGGAAAAAGACCTTTACTGGGCGGCGTTCATTACGGTCATCGGTGACATACAGCCCACTAAAACGTGCTTTAATAGCCTCGTCTTCGGCAAGGAGAAACCCAGTCCGCATTAGTTCAGCCCACCTTTTCCAGTGAGTTTGTCAAGCCGTTGGTTGATGCTTAACTCTAGGCGTTTAGCCCCCTTCATACATTCCTTACGAAGAAGAGATTGTGCTGGAGGACCATATTCCATTTGGACTGCTTTTGGACCAGAAGCCCCATCAACCAAGTAGGAGATAGTTTCATCTGAAGCGTTGTAATTAATTTTAAAGTCTTTTACTAGTGCCTTATACTTTGGGTCACTTAACACAAGACCCTCTTTGGCAACCTTATGTTCTTTGGCTAGGCTGTCATTAACAGCGTCTTCAAGGTACTCCTGAAGGTTCATTATTAAATCACCAAAGAAAAGAATTGGGGAAGGGACACCTTCAATAATCTTTCTAGAACTGGAGACAGAAATAGGCGCAGATGCACGTTTGCCAACCATTGGCACTCCTTAGTTCTAGGCGATGTTTGCATGCCGCACGGCATACATATTTAGTTTACCAGGAATGTTGGAAGCGTAGAAGGCCAAGGCAAATCATGGATTTCCATTTGTTCTGGACCTGGGTCGTTTGGCATTTCTTGGTCAACATAAACTTCAATACCTTCAACAACGATGAGCACATCATCTTTTGCACGACCACGAACACGGTACATAGATACAGCGTAGTAACGAGCATCATAAAAGAACATGTCATTTAAATGCCTCTGATACTCAAACGGTTCAGTCATACCAGCATCACGACAGTCTTCAATTGACAAAACAGCGTTGACAACCTGCACTGGTTGACGACCTTCTGGAATTGCTCGCTTGGTATCTTCAGTCTCAGTAATCATCAACACAGGTAGAGTTACCCCTGATTTATATGCTTTACCACCAGAACCGTATGGCGCTTCATCGTAAACATCATCTACCACGCTGCCAGCGCCAAATGGTAGAAACTCAAACCACGTAATATGTTCACCTACGCTGCGATGGTGCTTACGATACTGCTTCCGTATTTGTGCTAATTCTCTACGGGGGTCCACGGGTTACCAACCAGTAATCGGTGCGGTTGAATACCCTTGTTGAGGCTCAAGGTCAAGGTACACATCTTCACGAAGTGGTTCATCGTGGTCTTCAATTTTAATGTCGCCTGGGTTAATTTCAGGGAATTGTCTTTCTATTGGACCGTAATCACCCAATTCACGTGCTTTATAAATCGGAACAAGGTATCCAGTTGTTCTAGAAACACGGCGAAGGTTCATGATTTCAATTCGCTCAACACCGATGTTTAGAGCACGAGCCTGTGCTTGGTAGTTGCGAGTCCAGTAATCCAACATGGATTGAACCATTCGGAAACGCTGACTGGCAGGGATATGCACAGACTCTGATGTCGTTACGTCAATGTCACGACTGTACTCAGTTAATAGACCCCACAAGGTTTCAACCACTGTACCCATGCCAATTGTGTCTAAAACAATTGGGGCAACAAGTTCTAGTGGGGTGTCTAAGTTGTATGTATGTTGCTCAATAGAGTGACCAGCAAAGTACTCTAAGTCTTTTGGAAGAACCCATTCGTAATAATAACCTTCTACCATTATCTTTGTAGTAGAAGAAAAAGAACGATTAAATCTTATAATCCCATTTCTATCATCCAGTGAATAGTATGTAGACGCAGATGTGTCGGATGTAATCTCAGTTGGGCTGCCGCCTGTTGGGTATGAGGCTATCCACAAAGAACTTTGTTCAATATTAGGGTTACCTAATTCATAGGTTCTACCCACAGCGTCAAAAGATACCTGAAAGAATTTAGGGTAATCACGAAGATATGTGCGAGCAATCTCCACAATCTTTTCAACTATTGCGTGTGAGTGGTTAGCATGCATAGATATAGTTTACTTTACTATTGGTCGCCAGAACCAGAGCCAGGAACTGTGTCTTGTAAATCTTGACCAATAGCAGGTTGTTGTTCACGAAAACGTGGAATATGAACTCTACGAATTCTTGTAATGTCTGCTACTGAACCAGTTGGTTTAGTTAACCGTACTGCGTAGGGTGTTGTTTCAGCCATTAAATACCAGCAAACAAAAATGGGTGAAGTGCTTCTTCACGTGCTCCTTCATACTTAGCAAGGTTTTGCCAAGCGCTATCTACGTATACGTATAACGATGATTGCTCAGTAGCAGGAACTGTCCCTGTACGGATGTATAAGTCACCTTGGTCTGCTGCTTCAGATGGGATAGCAGTACCAGTTCTGTGCGCCATGTTTAAGAACATACGCTTATCAACAACACTTAATGCATTAAATGCCACCCCAGATTTTCTATAAATTGCATAAAGTGGAAGTTGGCTACTGGTAGGAGTTGGGAAGATAGGGTTAGTTGCACTAGTCGTTCCCTTTACTACACCGTATTGATACGTTGACTCATCAACACGTGTTACAACAAGGAGGTCAAAGCGAGCGTCTGTATCTGGCGCATCAAAAAGAACAGTACTTGCAGATACATAACCATAGTGGTTATTTACATAAACATAGGATGCTGTCAGCGCAGCAGAACCGTCACCTGCTGAGTAAACAGTAATGTCTGCTCCCGAAAGAACACCATAGTTGTGATTACCTAGGATTTTAAAATCAAGCGAATCTGGTTCCGCTTGGTCAAGGCTCTGGATTGTTACTCCGTACTCGCTTGCATTAGGTACTGTAAATCCAGCCATTTAAACCTCAGAGGGTGTCGTAGATGTTGCCGTTCTTCTTCAAATATTCAAACAAACCACGTGGAAGTTTGTAACGCTTACCGTCATTAAACAACCATGTGTCTTGACCCCAAAACATTGTCCATGAACCTTTTACACGAGCACTAACAGTGTCGCTCTTTACTTCAGATTCAAGTTCTTCTGCTTGAGGAATTTCTGATACAAAAAGAATTTCATCTTCTTGCTCTACAAATTCTTTGATAACTGATTTCTTTTTTACTGCCACATTATTCTCCAATTGTGAAAGGGTTGGGGGAGTCGGGTTTTACCCCGACCCCCCAATACTAGTTGACTTAATTACGAGGAAGCGATTGCTCCACCCTTGGTGTTCAGCAACACACGTGATTCGTGTGTAATCATGCCGAAGCCCCAAATGGCGTACCAAGCGAGTCCATGCTCACGACCAAAGTCAATTACGCCACCGTCACGGAGTTCAACTGGCAATGCGATTGCATGTCCAAATGCGTTGTCTCCAATCATGATTGCGTTGTACGACTCTGCGTTCATTGCTTGCGTACCCGATGCTGACGAGTCAATGTCTGCTGGACCTACGTTCTTCTTAACCTGAGTGGTTTCAATGAACACAACGTCATACAGACGACCAATTTCACCAAGCATGAAGTTGCCAGGTGCAGCGTACTTGGATACTTCAATGAATTCAGGCCAGTCACGGAGCGCACGGCTCTGTGATGGGTGAACGAAGCAAACGTAAGTGTCGCCAAGGCGTGGGATGTTCTGACCAGCGAGGATTTCAACAGCATCCTTGATGGTTGCAGGTGAGAGGTAACCTGGGTTACTTGCGTCACCCAAAGTGCCTGCATCGTAAGGAGCAATTGAACCACGGGTTGAACCGAGAGTCTTGCGACCAAACACTAGGTTTGGAGGAACTGCTGCGCCGCCACCAAATGGAATTGCGGTCTGGTAGAGGGTGTTGCGAGCCTGAATGTCCATGCTTTGTGCCATGTGACGACCAAGCAAACGGCTTGACGATGCCATAACGTCATCAAACGATGCGTTAAGGAGCAATTCGGTAACTGCAAGAGCCTGACCTTGTTCACCTACGGTGATTTGAATCTGTGATGCTGACAGAGCAACTGGCTCCATACGCACACCTTCATCAAGGGTTGCTCCTTC